ATGGTTTTTAACGAACTTACAGATCCGGGAACACGAAGTTATCCACGGCTCACATCAGCTGAGCCGAAGGCAGGTTATATCTGGAAAGAAGCCGACGCCCTTCACGAGGGTTGCTATGTCGAAGGAGACGAACTGTATCTAGCACGGACGAAAGATCTCTGGGAAAACCGCGGCGGCTACGACGAATACATGCAATAAGTGGCGAGTAAGCGGACTTACCGGCGACCAGCTACTTGCTTGGACAGTTCGCCAGATACGCTTTGTCGTGCGCAAATATTTGCTGCTTCGTTTCGTAGGTGTCCGCCGGCACGGTTGTTATGAATCTGACCCAGTCGCATGCGGTGTCAATTATTCTCGTCGACGGGGCCTGAGCCGGTGCCGCTGTCGCGCAGCCACCCAGAATTGCCAGTGCGCAAACAATAATCATGAGCCGCATGGTCATTCACCTTTCCGTTGAGCGCCGATAGCGGCAAGCTGAGCGTCGATGTCTTCTCGCGGCGTAGCCTGAGCCTCTGCATCAGCCTTTGCACGATTGACGACGGCTTGCTCTCCTGCTGCTGACGCAGCCGCATTGCCCTGATTGATTGCGCTGTTGTTCTGAGCAACAGTGCTGGCAGCCTGGGCTTTGACGACATCGGCTTGCTTCTTGTGAAATAGGCCAAAGACAATGCCTCCTGCGCCGACGAGGCCGCCGAGGATTGCACCAATGTGCGCGACGAGAAATGTGATGATGAGAGTGATCATGTCCAGGTTCCAGTAAGAAAGAGACTGCGTTCGCGCGCGCGGCGCTTGACAAGGCCCGGCATGACCTTGCCGGACGCGAGATTCCATTTTGGAAATTCGTTCGCTGCGCCGGCATAGTCGCCAGCGTTCAACAGTTTCAGCAGCGTCGATGTCTGAAGGTTTTTGGATCCGACGTTGAAAGTGAAGTCGACGAGCGCGGCTTTTTCGTGCGACGCCAAGGGCACTTTCACCAGACTGTCTACGGCCGCGGCAAAGCGCATTAGATCGGCGGTCAACCGAGCATCGGCCCGTGACTGCGTCCAAACGGTGCCCTTCTCAATTCCCGCGCCGGTAGCGCCCCATCCGCACGTCCACGGTTCACCGCCCGATGCTGGATCCGCATAAGCGACAAGAACGCAACTCTCGGAGACCTTCGTGAGCCGCTCGCATAGCGGATACCACGCAGGAGACGGAACCGCTGGCGTTGCGACCGTATCTTCGATCGCGGGCGTCGCCTGTTTCGGTGCCGGAGGCAGTGGATCTGGCGTGGAACTTGGCGCTGGCTGGTACCCGTTTCCGTTTCGCCCGTTATAGATCGGCGGTTTCGGTTTAAAGAGCGCCAATAACGTATCGAGCCAGCTCATTGCGGTGCGGCCGGCGCGACCGGCTGAGGATTGGCCGCACCCGTGGCATCGCGCAGCTCGTATTGCTTCACGATGCGTGCGAGCGGGACGGCCACCGAGCAGGCGATCGTGAGCAAGCCAAAGACGTTCTTCGGAATGTACGCCTGAACCATGGGCAACTGGTCCTGAAACTGCGCCAGCGCGCCAAAGAACGTCGCTAACATGCCGAAGCGCGAAGCCCACGACTTCAGCAGCACCGTGCGCGCTTTACCGACGAATTCGAATCGAATAGACATGACTTCTCCCCGCGCGTGACACGCGTAATTGAAAGGTTGATGAATAGAGGTGTTACTTGCCCCAGGGGTGGGCAGGAACGGCAGCGGCCGGCAGAGTTGCCGTGTCGAGTTTCTTTTCGGTGGCTTTAGCCGCTGACGCAGCTTCGGTGACCTGCTGCTGCATGGCATCCTGCTTTACTGCGATTTGATCGGTCTTTTGCGCAGTTGCAGCGGCCGTCACTGCCGCTTTTTGAGCGGCTGCAATCGCCGCAGCTTGCGCGCGCTCGCGTTCGGCAGCGCGCCGGTCATTCTTGGCGTCCATCTTATCGAGCGCCTTCGCGAACTGAACAACCGCCCCGCTAAACGAACGAGCGTCTAGCGCATATGCGGCAGACTGCGTGCCAAGGCGTTGCTCATAGTTGAGTTTTTGTGCAACGAGTTGGTCGTTCAAATCACTGACTGTTTGTTCATTCTTGATTGCTTGGGCCCTGGCACCGAAGTAGATGCCGGCCGTCATGATCGAGATAGCGCAAAAAATGCAAAGACCGATTAACCACGGCAAATGTTTAGCGCGCACCATCAGCGCGTATGTGCGTTGATCCGTCATTCAGTCACCGTGAGATTGATGGGCGCGTAAGGCTGAGCTTCGTCGCGGCCGATCAGATTGTTTTGGAAGCGCACTGTGTTCCGGTACTCGTAGGGGCCAGGAGGTAGACCTGGAGGAATCTGAAAGCCTGCGCCGCGCTCGTCACAACCTGGCTTCACAACGAGCGAGTAATCTGCGAGCGGGATGATCGCTCGACGCTTTACGTCGAACAGCACAGGCGACAAAGAAGAGAAGATTGATTTGTCCGCGCAAACGTCTCGCCGGACATATACCCACTCGCCCTGCTTAAACGTGTAGCGCTCGGCCCCGTTTTTGTCGAAGAGTTTGACGATCGCGGCGTGATAAACATTGCCCCCGACAAAGGGCATCACGAGCAACGCAATTCCCGCAAGACACACAATCATCCATATTGCGGCAACCCACCAGTGTCGTGTGAACGGCTTCATGATTTCGTCACCACCTTCGCGATCCACGCGCCAAGTACTGCCATCAAAATAGTTCCGCACGTTATGTAGACGATCGTTTGCACAAGCTTGAATTGCACAACCTTTACGAAGTCGGGCAGTTGCTCCTCAATAGCCCCGATCCGCTGCCCTTGTTTCGCTTGCTCAATTTCTACATCACGCACGCGCTTGAATAACTCACGACGATCCTCAGCATCGCGCTCATTGGTGCCTTGCATCTTCCCTCCAACACTTCTGGCGCATGCCGCCCTCATTTGCCGGTCTTCCGGGCATAAAAAAACCGCCCGAAGGCGGCGTTTGCGGCGTTAAGTTTTTCTTTGATTGCTACAAAAGCATATTCTTGGTGGTTTTTACGGTTGGTATATGATCCGATTTACCAAAATAAACCACGAGGAGCAAAAGACATGAGCAACAAAAAACTCGACTTTAGCGAGATGAGCCGAGCCGAACTATTGGACCTTGCAAAAACCTATTCTTGGGTTCACGTGATTGACCTTGGCGACGGCTACAAAACGCCAGGTCAATGGGGACGCGGTAACCCGCAAATCTCTAAAGCGTTTGACGCAATCGATTTCCGTGGGAAACGAGTCCTCGACATCGGTTGCTGGGACGGCCAATGGGCTTTCGAGGCTGAAGAGCGAGGCGCTTCGGAGGTCGTTGCAACTGACTTGATCAGCCAACGTGACTTCACGTCCGACCGAACTTTTGAACTTGCTGCAGCGCTGCGCGGTTCCAAGGCCCGATACATTCCCGATTTGTCTGTCTACAACATCGAGTCCCTCAAGGAAAAATTCGATGTCGTTCTGTACATGGGGATCTACTACCATCTGAAGGACCCCGTCCGCGCTTTCACTGCAATGCGGCGCGTGATGAACACCGGCGCGAAAATTCTAGTCGAAGGTGCAGTTATCGTCCAAGCCGGCTGTTTCGCCAAATTTTACTATCAGAATCAGTTCTGCGGAGAGAACTCGAACTGGTGGGTGCCCACACCCGATTGCTTAAGGCAGTGGGTCGAGTGCTCGTTCCTCGAAACCACGTGGGAAGGCGAAATTTGGGGCTTAGGAGATAACCAACGATCATGCCTCGTCGCTCAGGCCGTAAAGCGTCGCGACCCCCTCTATTTGCGCGCGCCCGAAGAGCTCGAAGAGTTCAACAAATAATGGATCAAGGGTTGAACGCACCTACGGTGTTACCACCGATGAATTTGGTGACGTTCAACTGTCCGCCGCCCAAGTCGCAGATTCCCGCCATCATATTCCCGGAGCAGTCGTTATCTTCCATCGTGTAGTTGATGACAGATGGATCCGCTACGATAATTCCGTAGCCCTGGGTATCGGCGACGAAGGAACTGAGCGTCCCGTTATAGGTCGGACCGCTTCGATTTCCGTTGAGCCGAATCCGATCGGCGCCTTTCAAAATCACAATTCCGTGCGCTGCGCCTGGCTTGGTGCGTGAGTTCCCGGTTACTGGGTTGTCTCGAATCCGTATGTCGCGGCATCCCGTATCGATGATGAGACCCGATCCACCGTTCTGAATGATCTCAGTGCCAGCAATTCGTCCCGTCTTGACGTTCTTCAGATACATGCCGGTGTTGCCCATGCTTCCCGCCCACGAGTTATCCACGAAAAGCCGGGCAAGAAATTGAGAGGTTCCATCGAAGTACCAAGCCGCATTGCTCGCTTCGGGGCCACCCGCGCCGTCAGCCACGAAATTGGTAAAAAACAAGTTGGCTAGGTAGCTTCGCGTCGATGAGGTGATGCCTGCGACGTTGATATTGAAGCCCGCGATGTTGCTGTTGCTGCCGATGATTGTGTCGCCCGAAACCATGTTCAGGCCAATGCCGTTATTTGCCGATGTTGCCTGAAAATTCAGCTTATCAAAAATCAGTTTTCCGCCTTGACCGCCTGTCAGCGACGGCGATACGTCAACATCGAAACCATTGGCCGAAGGAGCAGCTGAATAAATTTCTGTTGCTCCTCCACCTTCGCATCCATCGCCCCATTTGGCTAAGGAATAGCCATTATAGAAGTCGATGTTTCTAAGGTTAAAACGACCACCTGAGAAATCGAAGAAGTGCCCAGCCGTGGAAGCTCCTGCGACGGGATTCATCACTGTCAAATCTTGGATGGCGACGATTCCTGCCGATGCAGAAAAGATGCTCCCTGAATTAGCACCGACAATAAGCTGTGTAGCGGGGCCATCCCCACGGATACGAAGTCGTCCCGCAGTTGCATAGCCGAGGTTTGACAACAGATAGGCTCCGGCCGGCAAATAGACTTCGCCATTCGAGCCCACACTGTTGATCGCACACTGTACAGCCTGCGAGCTGGACTGCTGACCGGTAGGATCAATACCAGCGGAGTTCAGGACGTTGGTCATGACTAGAAGTCGTACCCAGTAATATTAATGACGGTCGTAAGCGTGCCGGCGCTTGTTCCAACGGAATAGTTCATAGTTTGTGCTGCTGCAAGCTCTTGCCGGAAACTGAAGGTATTTCCCTGAGCAGCAGCATAGCCAAACTGATTCACCCCCGCGCCATTTGAGTCGGAGAAAATGAGTGTTGTGTTGCCTGCGCTTGTTGTTCCAACCTGCGCAAATCCCGTGACGGCACCGGCGTTTTTAGGGATGGCGTTAGCGAGGGACACTGGCGTCAATGACGCTTGAGGCCCGGAAAAATTCAAGACCTGAACACTGGGCGCAAAACGCACCTTTCGCTCGGTCATGGTGCCAATAATGAATTGACCGCTGGCGTTCGTTGGCCACACGCTTATCAAGGCTGATGCAGTGAACCCTGCTGGCATATGGGTGCCACCATACACTTCAGGGGCGCGTGCCGCCGTGGCGTTAGTCCCGATAATGTTCGCTACACCAGACGATGGATTAAATATGGCGTATAGCGCGATAAATCCACTGGCTGGCGCGGATCCTGTGTCCATGCCACCAGCACCAACCGTCGCTAAGTTTATCGAATAGCCCTGACTAGGGAGGCAGTAACGTACGCCACCTAGCGCTGTCTCGACGATCACTTCGTCGGCATTGAATGCCGCAGTGGCGCTCACCGCCCCAATGCTCATCTTTGCATTGCGCGACTGCCCGACAACGCCTGAGACAGTGGCAACTTGCGTCGATATGAGCGTCTTGATTGCCGTCAACACTTGATTGTAGGTCGTCTTACTGGGCGTAATACCTACCGCCGTGACGATTGCGCGCAACTCCTCCTGAATCATGTTGAACCACGAGGCACGCTCGAGCGTTGCCGGTATTCCAGACCCCGGATTACCCTCGGTCCAATATCCTTCTGCTGTTGCAGCTTCGGGCGTCGGGAGAGTCGTCGAAGCTGACGGATCATCAATACGGTACATAGAGCCTCTTAGGAATACGCAAATATCGGAATGGTGTGTGCAGGAATGATTTCGCTAACTTCGCATTGCAGGACAGCGTTACCCCAACTCGCAAGCGGATCACCCACACGAGAAACGCCCACAGTCGATCGAACAATCGTATTCAGAGGCGCATTGATTTTCCAAGCAAACGCCCATGCGAAACCGTTCAACGGCTGACCGACCCGGCTTTGTCCGACGCGCGCCGGCGCGTATTGCGTGATCGTGATCGTGTAACCAAGCAGCGCAGCGTACGAGATGTAGTAAGCCGGCGTCTGACCGCCTATGCCAGAAAACCGCGCGACCACCTGAGCCTGGCGGGCCGTAACCGTTGGCGCAACGCCCGCGCATGGGTCCGGCAAACCGAGCGTCTCTTCCCACTCCGGCAGCAGCTCGACAGCAGTTTTTGGAAACGCATCGACAAGCAAGTAATTCGCGCGCGCCGTCTGACGTTCGTAGCACGGTGCCAGACCAGAGAAAACCTTTGTCTGGACGGCGTCCGAGTCTCTAGGCCACACGCGACCACGCGGCAACAGTGCCTGCATCGCGGCTAGGAAATCGGCCGCTTTATAGAATGGTGCGAGCATCAGTGCCTCAGACGTAAATCACGTTAGCAAGGACCGGAAGCTGGCCAAACGCGCTCGTGATGTTTCCCGGGTATGTTGTTGTTGTCGCTCCGACAACTCCCTGCACCAATGTAATTACGAATCCCGACGTGCCTGCAATAGCTGCGATTGCCGACTCAACATCTGAACGGTTAATCGTCCCAGCGCGAGGATCTCCATTGCGGAAAAACACATCGGAGATAGCGGCCGAGATTGCCGCGCGCGTCGTGGAAGTTGCACCTGTCAACCCCGAAATGGTGAATGTCAAATTGTTCGCAACCGGCGAAACCGAGTACACCAGCGCGGTCACTGGTTGCTGGGTAACGATGCTGTCGGCGACGACTAAGAGATCACCTGTTGCGACAACGCCGCGCGGCGTTCCGCCCGGGCCCTTGTCGAACTGAGAAACTCCACTTGCTCCCTGCGGAAACCCTTGGTGAGACACTTCCGCCAAGTCCCACATGGTGTAAACAACGACGGTGCCAGCGCCGAAGTTGTTCGGTGCCACCCATGCCCTGGTTACACCCGGCACAGCGAGCGCCCAACCTTCATAGTCATTCGAATCGCCACCTTGCGGAGTGTTCTGGTATGCCGCGAGCATCCGGCTTCGCAGCGGGTCATCTTCCTCAACGTCGGCGCCAGACGATACGATCGACGTTATCGATCCCGTCGACTGAATGCCTGGTACGGATGTTCCCAGCGATACCATCGTGCCGACACTGGTGTTTCCGGCTGAGCCAGGCGCCGTCGCGACAATATTTACCGTCACAGTGCCGCCGCTCGCAACGGTCGCCGTTGCTACCGTCGTGAACGTCGCTCCATCGCTGCGTACGACTTGCGTTCCGGCATTTAGCGGCGTCCCGACCGTGCCAGGAAAAACCGCCGTCAAGCTGGCGACCGTGGCCCCTTTGCGGAACACATTTTTGAGTGCAGCCCACCCTTCAAGATATTCATCTTCGGCCGTGAACGGTACCGCCTGCTTCGCAATCCAGTCCAGATAGCCCATGTGCAGATTGGACATCCCAGCCTGTACCTTGCCGATCACGTTGAGGACCGTGAAGCGCAACAGCGCATCGGCGCCTTGAAGCGCAGACGAAATGTCTGCCGCCACCTCGCTGATCAAGGTGGAAAGCGTTTTTCTTTGGAATGGCATATCAGGAGAGTTGGTTCCACGCCCACGCATAAGCCAGCGAGATCTGCGGGCCGTATGGCTGGTAAAGGGCGATCTGTACGCCAAGGAAGGTCGCGCGGACCCACTGTGTTTGCACATCAAGGCTGGCGACGACCTGGTCGTCGACCATCCACTGCAGCGCCTCGAGGCAATAGTCGCGCGCCTCGTTCAGCACGTCCTGAGTCTGCTTAGAACGGTCAAGCAGCCAAAGCCGCGAGCCTATCGGCACGTCCTCGCCGAGGTCGCCCCACCAGCCGCGCGGATCCCCAGTGCCATCTTTAATCGCATCGTCGGGATTCGCGATGCGATCTGTGAAAAGGCTGATCAACACGCTACTTTTCAGATCATTTCCGGTCACCAGCGCCGGCGCGACGAACTGCCAATCTCCGCGGCTGTTGTCCACGTCCCAAATAATCGATACGTCCGACATTCGCTACTCCAGGGGACCGGCTATGACGACAAAGCCTTGAATGTTGTCGGCATGAAAAGCGGGTGAATCGCGTCCGCCTGCGCGACCAGCTCGTCCGCTCGACTTGCATCTCGGTAAATGCGGTTGGCGAGTGTCAGCGCCGGCATCGACGCAGGGAATACAAACGTCTTGATTGAGGAAAGGCCTGCACCGCGGGCATTCAGATCCTCGACGACCGCGGCACGGAGCGTTCGCATCGCCTGATAAGTTTCGTCCTCGCCCTGGTCGCCGGCGATCGCCAATTCGGCATCGATGAGACCAGTCACCGCGTCGCGCACCTGAACTGCGTCGTCACTCGACGAAGGCTGATACGTCGACGAGGCTTGTGCGACTGCTGCAACACATGTGCGACGAAATAGATCCGCGCATGCGGCTTGCATAGTCGACATGCCCGCACCGATGACGGACATGGAGTTGACCCCAGATGGCACAAAGCTCGAAAGCTCGGTCAGTAGTCTCATGCCGTCAGACGGGTCCGGCGACGCTGCAAGCACCGCATTCGCAACGCCCACCGCGGCATTTGCGAAGTCATCGGTTGTGCCCGCGCCAAAATTCGCCGCAGCTGCTGCAAGGGTGTCAGACGCTGTATCAACCGCCATCCGGTTGGTGACCGAAAGCGCGGTAAGACTCGCAACGGTCGCAGACGGCTGCGCAGTTATTCCGGTCGTGCTGTAAGGTGCAACTGACGAAGAGCCAAAGAAACGGCCGAAGTCACCTGGCAAATTCATGTACAGCGAAAACAGGTTCCGCGCGTCGACCACAACGTTCTTCGCAAATGTGTACCACCCGAGCGCGGTCGACACGACCGAGCCCAGCACTGACGCCCCCAGCGCCACGACCTTCAACGCCTGCGACGCAAAGTTGAGCGCAGCCGCTACGTTCACCCCAAGCACTGAGGAAAGCACCGAGTTTCCGGTCGCTGCGGCGGAAAGTGGGAACGTCTTCTTCCCAGCCTCAATGAACTCAAACTCGAATTCGAAATATCTTCCTTTCTCCCATCGCTCGATCACGTTCAGCGAGAGCATCGTCACGTTGAGAGTGCCGTATGACGCGTGCACAAACGTCCCATCACCAGCGAGCTCACACGCCTTGATCATCTGATCGCGCTGTGCGATGACGTCGTCGCCCACAATGTACCCAGCAACGAGGTACGGTCGGGTTCGCTTGCCGACGTCCTCGCCCCATGGCGTATCGCGCTTCGGATATTCGTGGACCTCAATGCGCCGGCCGAAGCGGCTGTTGCCGCCTAGGCTAACAAAAGGAACACCTCGAAATGAAGCGGGCTTCAACTGGTCGAAATACGTGCCTGCGGACCCACCGAGCCGCGAAGCCAACGAATTGGCAAGGTTCGATATGCCTGACGTCCCGCCGAGAACGGCGCCGGCGCCTGATCCGATACTGAAAGCCATGCTTTTCCTCGCTACTCAACCGCTGTGGGCGGATCAGATCTAATAGTGCTGCCGCCGCCCTGGACGTTTCTAACGTCGTGATCATGGCCGTCGTAGATCACACGGTCAGCGGCCATGCTTCGGCCCGTCGTATCGCAGTTATCGACGATATCGCCAGTGCACTCGAGCAGTGGAGTTTCAGCGCGGATTTTTGGCGTATCGGTGAGGGTTATCGGGAGCCCACCGCCTTTAATAATGATGCCCCCGGCCGACAGATAGACTGATTGCCCCTTGTCGTCATGAATGGCCATTTCTCCCGTGGCGAGGCCAGTCAGCCTATACGTCGCATTGGATGTGGCAATCACGATGACGTCGTTTCGGTCCCCGTTCTTCGCGCCCAGGACGGCCTGCGTTCCCGCCGGCGGATTCGATGTATATCCATATTCGGCGAAGCGCGGCACGTCAGGAATCAGCTCGAGCGCGTTCACGCGTACCTGGACAGACTGGACGGTCTTGCTGTCGTCAACCAGCGTAATAGTGCCGCGCGCGAGCATTAGTAGAATGCGGCGTGCGAGTCTTCCAATGTTTTCGACCATCATCTTTGCGTTCCGGTCGCTGTTGATTCATCCATCGGCAGAGTGTCCAGCGCGACAGGTTCTGGCAAGTAACCGACGCGGGGCCCGAAGCCCAGTTCAGCATGTGTGCCGTGCTCGTCAAGAATGAACGTGAGGTCAGCGAGCAGCAACATGGTATTCGCCGGCACAGCGACGTCAGGGGCAGTGATTGGGTAATTGATGTTCACGAGCCAAGGTGAGCCGTCGGAGGAACGCCAACTATCGGTGAGAATCCGCACCCGACGCGACCGACCATAAGCGCGAGCGGCCAGCCAGTTCGTGCGCTTCTCGATGAACTGCCGGTCGGTCGCGCTTTGCTCCGATACGAAGAACATTGGTCTTAACCGCGATGCAGCAGCTACGACCGTCACGGCAGGCATATTCGGTATGCCCTCATCGTCTGCACCAGCGCTGTAGGCACTCAACACCGCGTTGTAGGTGCTGTACGTCCCGAGCGTCGACTTCGTGCAGGTGATCGCCTCGATGTTCGCGCCGACGGCAAGACCGGACGAACCGATTTCGGTACCGGCGGTGGAAATTGTGAGTTCGCCTTCTTCGCTCTCGAACACCAGCATTCCGCTATAGCGTGCATAGCGTTCAATCACCTCCCACGCGGTCTCCGTGATGCTCACAATCTGGCGCGGCAAAACCGGGAGTTGATCGAGAATCGCCTGAGTGCCGTTCGGTGGGATAAACACGTCAATCCCATAAGGCTGCGTCACCGTTTCGCACAGCGCTTGCAGCTTCGTGTTCGGATTGACTCGATCAATCCGGCACGAACAGTCGACCAGATCGCTGCACTTGCCGCGGCCAGTCAACCGGATCAAGTGATCTTTCGGCGTCAGCACGTTTTCGATCGTGTCGACGTAGCCAGACAAAACAAGGTCTTGGCCAATTGAGATCTTGATTGGCGCGCCTTCCTTCGCGATTAACTTCAACGCGTTGGCATCGGCCGAACACGACATATCGAAAAAGCCGGTGGCGAGCTCGATCGACCGGCTGATCCTGACAGCTTTCCAACCGGTGAGGACCAGACTGTCGTCCGACAGAAGCACCCGAACTTCGTCAACCGCCGGTGAAGCGCCGCCGCTTGCGTCGGATATTCGGTCAGCATTAGGCATTAAAACGGCCTCGGTGAATATGCGTACTGCTCGCCCAGAGACGACTGCTGGCGATCGGTCGTGAGCGACGCATCGACCGAGGACGGTGCCGAGACGTTCACGCTTGATCCAGCCGGCGCGTTCTTATGCACAATTTCGATTTTCATCCGTTCACTACGACCCACCGCGCCACCGCTTGACTGTCCATTGTCAGATGTGCCTGATGTCGCAGCTGGAGCAATGATCGGCTCGGGCTGGTCTGCCGGCGCCGCTCGCTGATTTGATCCCGGCGGTGAATAGACAGCCGCCAAGCGCGCCGCCGAAGTGGCGTCTGCGTCGACCGCCGGCGCGTTTGCCTGCACGGCCCCCTTTGCGGTACTACCTTGCGGTCCATAAATGGCCGCTAGTCGATCGGCGATCTGCCCGCGCAATGCGGCTTCGCCCTCGGCATCCTTCGGCCGTTCGAAACGCCTCGATACAACCTCTGCGGCTTCCCGCGCCGATTGTGCTTGACTCAACGCATCACCGGCCGGCCTCTCATTTCCCGACCGCAGCTCGTGATCCATAAAGCCCAATTGCTGCTCAAAAGTGGACTGTTGGATCGGGATACCTGCCCACTTTTTGAACTCCTCTTGGCGGTCGGCGTGCCATTGCGCCAAGCCGAAAGCCTTGCCGTTATCGCCTTCCTTATATGGATCCAGCGAGCTTTCCCGCAGCAGGTTTGCGGTCTTACCAATCGCTTCATCTCGCGAAGATCCATGGGATTCGAAATACGACAGCGCACGCGGCACGTTCGCATTCGGCTCTGCAGCAACCTCGGCGTTCGTGCGGCCGCCGTTGCCTCTGAGGAAATTACCGAACCGCTCAAGCGGGTCCAGCGGGCGCACTGCGTTCGGATCTGCGCCGTTACGCGCAAATTCCTCCATCGTTTGATTGCCGCGACCACGCAGGGTGTTGCCAAACTGTTCAAAACCCCGTCTCACCGCACGAGTTTCCGGCGTTGAGCGACCGTTAATCAAATCGAGAAATGCCTGCGTTCCGGTCAGCAGTTTTTCCAAGCCCGGTTCAACGTCACTAAGTAGCGTGTTTTTCAAGTTGTCGTACGTAATCGACAGCTTTGCAGTTGCTTCGGCGTACTCGTTCGCGCGCCGAATGTCGTCATTGGTCGGCGCATAGCTGCCAGCAGTTTTCAGGTTCGATGCGACCTGCGCCGGACCTCGGTCCAAAAAGTCGATCAGCTGACTCGCCCCTGCCGCACCAAGGAAATTTTGCGCGCCGCCATACTTTCCCTGTTTTCGAAGCTGCTCAGCATAGGCCGACAACTTTACGAGCACGGTCTCAATGCTATCCATGCGCGTTCGATCGGTCGAAATGCCAGCTGCTTGATAACGCTTGAGCGCCTCGGGATTGCGATTATTCAAGGCATCGCTATATGTCTGACGGACTTGCTCGATCCCGCCATTGGCTTGTTCCGGTGTCAATCCGGCTAGTCGCCCTGCGATCTGCACACCGTAGGCCGTGCGCGTGTCAAGCCCGGTACGGATCCCCAAATTGGTCATCGCGCGACCGGACGAAGCCCATTGGGATTCAAGCTCGGCAAACTTTATGGTCAAGGCTGCGATCGCGCCGACGGCGAGGTTCGTGCCGGTTAAGAATTTGGCAATCGACGAGCTGGCGCCGGACGGTGACTGGAACGCCGACGTCAGCATGTTGCCAATGTTTGAGATACGGCTACCGTTGACCTGCTGACTAAGGTTGCGAACAGACCGTTGAACCTGACTGATCGGCCCTGAAGCCTGATTCACAGCCGAGATTACGATCTGAAAATTATTCGCCATCTCGAAACCTTTATTTCTTCTGCCGGCGACGGTGGTGTCGCAGCTGCCGGAGTGTTTCCGACCAGGTCAAATTCCACGCGCCCTCGGGCCCCCAGCGCATCTCGAACCCGAAATCTTCAATGCACTCTTCCCAGTTGCTGGGCATCAGCGCCACGTCGAGGATCAGTCGTTCGCATTCGCGTCGTGGCGCCGCTGAAAACCCGCATAGAACTGCGATGCCTCCAGGAAGTCTCGCGCGCACATCGAACGCACGGCACCCAGCGGGATCTGCGCGTTTCGCGACACGAGTGATACGACGGTCGCCCACGGACCGCCTGCCTCGTTCGCTTTGCGCCGCTGCAAGTTAGTCGGTTCGGACAGGTTCATAACTGCATAGGTCGGAGCATCGTCGCCTGAACCGATCTTGGCTGGGACACGCAACTCAAGGCGCTTCTCGTCCTGAACTGACGCTGTACCCATGTCCTCAGGCGTGAACGTCGCGACGAAATCCATCGCTGCGTCGACCATGGTGACCCCCATCAGGTCGATCGCGTCAACAGGCACGCCAGAAACGATGGATACCAGCGCGACGTCGTACCCGTATTTGCGCCCGAGCTTTTCCGCCTCTTCGAACTCACCGGCGATGGGTTCACGCATGACGAATTGATCAAACGTCCGAGCCGCGTCTTCTTTGCCGATCGTGACCGGCTTTTTGAGGGTGAAGGTCTTGGTCTCGCTCATCGATCAGTTCTCGGTAACCGAAATGCCTTGCCACGTTACCGGCACCGTCGCGTCTTCGGCTTTTGCGCCCTGCGGCTCGACGGTCCACATGTTGCGCCCGATGATGGTCTTGCCGTTTGCGAGCTCGACCACGACGGTGACGTCAGTCATTGCGTTGATAGCGGCGAGAGACAAGCCCCCCATATCGCGCAGCGTCGCCTTGATCTCGCCTGGCTTCGGCTTTTCGCTATAGCCGTCGACGCCAGATTGACCGGACAGCGTCTCGCGGGCGACCGAACTTGGGTCATATTCGAAATCACCGGCGACCGAATAGCCTTTCCCATCTGCAGTCAGGTAAGCGGTCCCGGCAATCCGGTTCGTAGTGTTGGCCATCGCTGGCTCTCCCTAAAATGAAAAAGCCGCCATTACGGCGGCGTCAAGCGAAGGTAGAAGCGGTCAGCTCAGGCGAAATTGCGCAAGCAGCGCGAAAATGCGCAACTGATCGATCAATGTGCCAGGCCACAACACATCGATACGATTCGGATTTTGGCTGTTTTGCTGGACGATCAGTGCTTGCGCAAAAGCATTGCTGTTCTGCACGAAACCGTCGTATTCCATCTCTTGATAGAGCGCGATCAGATCCGCACGAATAACAGACGGCGTGACGATATTTGACCCGGGCGCGAAGCGCGTGCCGTCGGCCGCTAACTTCACCCGCGCGTACTTCGTGGTGACCATGACGCTCATCCGGCGTAGCACATACATCAGCAGGAACATCGTCTCGATTTCGAGGTAGCTGTTGTCAGGCTGCCCGAACGAGTTCGTCTGGTACGTCGTGATCAGGTTTTCTACGGCGACGGTGCCATCCTGGCCAACCGTGAACGTCGAGATCCCGTCATAGAGCAGCGTGTTGCGTTGGCTCAGGGTGAAGCGAGATTGCTGTGGAGGTGCCGATACGCCCGAAAGCGCCACAGTTTGCATCGGTACTCCGGGATCCGCGCGTACGCTCACAGCGGTGACCGCACAGAGCGCCGCAGCCCATTGCCATGCCGGTGTCGGTGAGTCGTTGAAACCCATGATCGACTCGTGCTGATTGTTTCGGGTGAGGCCAAACGTGGTTTGACTGGCCCACGTGCCGCGGTATGCAGCGAACACGTGGCCATACACTTGCTGTTGCCAGCTCCACCGGCCCGTTTGATCGTTCAGGAATGCCTTCAGAGCATCAAGGGAAGTCGCATCCGTGAACGCGCAGGCGATGAAATCGTACGGCTGATCGCTCAGGTTTCCGAGGGCCGTTGCGAGTGTCGGATTCGTCGCGCCGCCGGCCATCGGCGTAATCGTGTAGGTCAAGCCCGTCGGGATCGCTTCGCCGGCTGGAGTGCCCTGATAGTTGAACCGGATGTCGATGTCGTTACCAACAAGACCCTTGTTATCCGCCGTGAGGTTGACAACGCCCGCCGCGGCCACTGCCGTCACCGGCATGGACGTGATCAGGTTAATCGCAGCTGTCACAGCAGTGGCGATCGATGCGATCGCTTGTCCAGCAGTGACCGGAATTGTCACGAGGATTGCCGCTATATACAGCGACAACGTGCCATTTGCCGTCGGGGGCGCCGTGAACGCGATGGATCCCGTGGCCGCGGTAGCGCCACCGGCATCGGGCACGGGCAGATACCAGAGCTCACCGAATTGATCGTTGGCCCGATATGCCGCCGTCATCAACGCGAGCACTGAGCTCGGACCCGCCTGCACGCCTGCATCGCCGACGCCGGAAGAGATCAGCGGGACATTCGGTGTTGCAATGCCACTCGCGAGCATTGGACCAATCAGCAGTGCGCGCTGATTCGCGGTCGCCGTGTTGGCATGCGAGGCATCGAGCTCAGCGTAGAAGAGCGGGACCCGAATGTTCGCCGGAATATTCTTGAACGGAATCATTGCTTGTCACTCCCGCCCGATTTGGCCAGTTGAGGTGCAGGAGCCCGAGCATCGACGAGCACTACATCCCCGTCGTTGAGTGCGCGAGTCCACAAGATGTCGCCATCGGGCACGGTGATGCCCTCTTCGGGCAACAGACGCTTCGTAGCCGGGTCGCGTACGGAAAGGCCCGGCGCTGGTTTGACGATCATTCGTCGCTCCTATTGAGATAAATCAACGTCGATGCCGCCCTCGGCACGACCGTCGGGCCCCGACGTGCGGGGCGCTGGTGTTGCAGCATCTGGAAACAACGGGTCGACATAAGTGCCTGTCGGATCTGCGACGTTGGTCAAGTCGGCTGTCACTGTTACTTGCTGGAGAGTAGCTGTGACGTCCGGATCGAATGCCTCGAAAAATTGGCAATGGATTGCCATGCTGATGGCGCCGAAATGCACCTTTCCGTCGGCTTTGATTTCAGTGATGGTGTCGACCCGCCGGAAGTTCTGTACCAAGCGGCGCAGGGAATAATCCTTGAACACGACGTCTTCGACGGTGGCACCCAATGCCTCTACAGCATCAAGCGCTGCCTCCCCCGTCGCACCGCTAACGATCACGCGGATTTCAATCGCAGCCGTGGTATCGAACTGCGTTTCGCCGTTCGGTCCCTTGCTGTCCTTCACCTCGCCGCCCGGGCGAACGAGGATCGCCGGCAGTTTTGCGGGCGGAGTACTCCAATCGCCCGGCGATTGAATCGTCGGCGCGACCGGCGCTACGCGGAGTGCCGCGAGCACCGCAAGGCGAAGCCCGGTTCGGCCAAGAGGTTCAACCATTGGTTTCGCTCACGTAATTGAGCATTAGGCGGCCGCCACCATGCCCATCGGGGCGAGGTTCGCGCACGACGAAGGTCTCGCCCGTGCGCATGACCGTCAGTTGATCGCCTTGCACCGGAAAAGCCTTGAACTGGGCTGTGAACTGGGAGTACTGGATCCCCAATGTCGGCTGTTCGGTCTGCAGCTGAACTCCGTCGACGACCACGAGCTCGAGGAAAGCCTCGTCAAAGATCCCGGTGATGTCATAGGGCATTTCGCCAGTCGCCGGCGCATACGAAACAGGCTCGCCGAAAGCGGCTTGCGCCGCTCCATTGAGCCTGTCCAACGCGGCAATCCAATCGAGCGACATGACTTAGGCTTCGTCCCGACCGGTGACCAGCACTTCGGGGCGTGTGCAGATGTGCAACGGGTAGCTGTACACCTCCATCTTCCACCACGAGTTGCGATCGCGATCGAAGATTGGCATGACGTACATCGGTTTGCCCGGGGTGTTGACCCAGTCGAACGACTCGCCCGGCGCATATGCGACCTTGAAAATGCCGGGTGCTCCGACCGGAAAGAACTTGACCTTGTCATCGGGGATCTTCAGCGTGACGTTATCGTCCGAGCCGCGGTAGTTGATCCAGGTGATACCCGCGAAGTTGAAGCCATCGAACGCAGCACCCTGGCTGTTGTCGCGGAGCTCTTGCGCGGCCGACCAGTTGAGATACGTGCGGATCACATCCGGATGGTTCACGAGCAAATCGTAGAACGCATCGCCGCAGAGGCCGACGACCTTCGTGGTAGGTAGGAATGCACCCTGGGCCTTGCGCGCCATCGTCCGGCGAATACCGTTCGCTATCGGACGAAGCGTGTTGGGCGTGGCTGCGGCAAGGTTAAACGGAACTTCGGTCGCCGGTGTTACGCCGAACTCGTTGAACCAGTTGTACTTCACCGTTCCGTCAGCATCGAGCAGCAGACCTTGAACCGCCGCAAGACGGTGGTTTTCCCACGTATATTCGATGTTGCTGGTGAGACCGGTAGGTCCGTTCAGGCGACGCGCGATTTCGTTTTGGACCTGGACGAACTCGGACTCGGTTCCGAACGCGCGTATGTCCTGGATCTCATTCGCATACAACGTGTCGGACGTCATGATGCGCGGCACTTTGAAGTAGCGCGCCTGGCGTTGCTCAGTCGTACGCTGCGTGCCTTCTTGGCCACGTTCGCTGAAAGGAACGATGATCAGCTGACCTTGCCGCTGCTCGACAGCGAGCGCCGTCGTTCGGATCGGGTTCGGCTCGAAAATGTTGAGCTCGCCCAAGCCGTTCGGCTGATACGGAACTTTGTCGACCGCGTCGGTGAGCTGGATCGTCGTGAACGCATCCTGGTGAAATACATCCAAACTGGCCATTATTTGGCTCCGAAAATAATAATGGCCGCGATCGCGGCCGACTGTTGCTGGAGAAACGGAAGGTGGTTTATTGCTTTGCGCTTATCGCGGAACGATGCCAAGACCTGCAAGTTGCGCGAGCGCCGTTGCGATCTGCGCGAGGGTTGCGCCCGTCGGCCAGAAAAGCTCCGACGCGTTGACCTCACAGTCGCGAGTGACAACCGTGTTCGGAGCATCGGCGAGGGTTACATCGACGTTGGCGAACGAGATGCCCGCTGCGACCTGCGAGCCGTCCGTCGCCGTCAGGCTGAGAGGCACGAACACTTTCGAGAGCGCCGACACCGTAACGTCGAACTCGTCGCCCACCGCGAAGTCCGTGGCACCGTCGGCGATCAAGAATTTGATCTGGTCCGAGAACGCTTGACCGACGACAGCATCGCCCAGGACATCGCCCTTCGGATCAAAGACTCGGAACGTGCCAGCATTTGCGGCCGCCGCCGTGCACCGGACTACATAGGTTCCAGGCTGCGCGTTGCCTTGAACCGGAGCTGTCGCATCCAGAGTGAACACGCCGTTGCCGGTATTGCCGGCTTTCGCCGTGAACGCCGCTGTGCCGCCGAGCTTCCGGCCAAGCACAGTGCCCGCCTGGATCAACACGCCGCCGCTAAGCGTTCCGCGATCGCGGGCGCGATGACCACGTGCTTCGCTAACCAGAAAGCCACCGTCATGGCGGCCTTCGACGAGAGGGGTTTGAGTCATGATGATTTCTCTTTCGGTGAAGTTCGATTGATGGGTGGCCGATTAACGCTTTGCCTGGGCCTTTTTCATCGCGACTTCCCAGCCCGACGCGATTGCCTGCTTGGAATTCGGGTTCCGGTCGCCGCCGTTCCCGAGGTTCGGATTCTGGCGTTGAGACGCTAAAGGCGCGGCGGCCGCCGCCGGCGTCTCCTCGAGGACCGCCAGCGCTTCCTGGCGGGTCATCGTGGTCTTGAATGCGAGATTGGCCGCGAGGACGACGTTGTACGCGGCGGCTTTCGAGCCGAGGATGCACGCGCAACGCGCACGCTCGCGCCGACGCGCCTGAGCAGCGGCGCCGGTGCCGCGCATCTCTTCCTCGTCGTCATCATCGTCAGCGTTCTCGTCAGGATTGCTGTCTTCCGCTTTGCCCTTTTTGCCGCCTTTGTTATCGGGATCGTCCTTCTGCGGCGTATCGTCGTCGGCTTTGCCCTTCTTGCCGTTGCTGTCACCGTCGCCGGTGTTTTGATCGTCCGAGGGCGGGTTGCTGTCGTCAGCCTTCTTGCCTTTCTTGCCGTCCTTGTCATCGGGCGGAGGCGTGTCGTCAGAGGCAACGGGGGATACGCTCGCGAGATGGCTGAAGCTCAGCCCACGCGAGGTCAGCTTGCGGAGCAAGTTACTCATTTGATGGCCCTAATTGGTGGGGGAATCAGCCCAGCTCAGCGAGCAGGGACGCAAAAGCCTCGTCCGGTGCCATGACGGCATCGGCGAAGCCGACATCGACGCCGGCGGCGCCGAGATACGTTCCGGCTTCGGTGTCACGCACCTTCGCCGGCGACATGTCGCGATTTCGCGCGACAGTTTCAACAAACAACTCGCCCATGGCGTCGACGTCTGCTTGAAAGCGCGCTAAGGCTGGTTTCGTCAACGGCTGCATGTCGCTGCCGTCAGCCTTCTTCGCGCCGTAGTGGATCAGCGTTACGTCGATGCCGGCTTTGGACAACGCTTGCGACATATCAACGTGCATACAGATCACGCCGACGCTGCCGGTGCCACCAGTGCGCGGCACGATCACTTTTGATGCAGCGCTTGCTATCGCATAGCCAGCGGAAAAAGCATTCTCGGTGAGGATTGACCAGATCGGTTTGACAGCGCTGGCATGGTAAATGGCATCGACCAGGTCGAAGCACCCGGCGACCTCGCCGCCGGGCGAGTCGACATCGAGCACGATCGCGCGAACATCCTGGTCATTCATCGCTGTGCTGAGGAGCGCGCGCGTGCCGTCATATCCGGTCATGCCCGAGTAAGGACGCATCGATCCGAGCTTTTGCACCAGCGTTCCCTCAATCGGAATAATCGCTACCCCCGAGATCACCTCGTACGGTCGATATTCGGCTCGGTCATCGGATGCGACCGATCCATCGAGAAATGCTTTCGCGCCGCCGTCGGCCAGCACAACGAGCTCGCCAGACTGCCGGAATAGTTTCGTGACGCCGAACCGATCGGCTAGAGCAGCCATCACAATCTCGGCCTTCTGCGGCGCGATCGCGATTGGCGTGTTGAATAGCCTGGTCGCGAGATGCTGATAGTTGCTCATACGGGTTGCGGTTCCTTCGCAGGTTCGTCGGTGCGCGTCGCCACTTCAGCGCCGCCCCAGTCGGGCAGCGGGATTCCGCGATCGGCGTATGCCTTCAACTCGATCTGACGTTGGTCGAGCTGCTCTTCCCAGTCCGTTCCTTGCTCGGCGCACTCCTGTTTAAGCGTCGACAAGCCAGCGTCCATTTTGAGGATGGAACCCTGCGGCTCTTTCACTGGATCCACCCAGCCGCGTGCGGGTCCGAGCCATGAGCATGCGGAGTACTCCGTGGCGCATTCGATGAAGTCCGGAGCGCCGTTCGGCAGCGGCAATTGCCCGCGCTCCATTGCTTCGCGCAACCAGACCGCATACATGGGCGTAGCGGTTCCGACAGCAAACTCCTGCCGGCGACGAACCAGCGTTTTCCAGCTCTCCAGCAATGCCGCACGAGCGCTCGAATAAGTGGTCTGTGTCCAGTCCTGTGAGATCTGTTCGGCCGACACGCCGAGAGCCGATGCGATGGCGCGCTGCATCTCGTGCGCGAAGTCAGTGAAGCCGCTGTGCGGATGGTCCGAGGACAACGACTTGATGTCCTCGCCTGGAGCCAAGGCAGAGACGCGGACCCCATTGAACATTGCCGGGCGCTCGTCATTCCATTCGCCGCGGAGCTTCTGATAGAAGCCGAGTTCCTGATCGCCGCCGACCGCGTCCATGACTTCAGACGGGTCGTATGGACTGGTAACGTACGTGCCGATCGACGCAGCGAGGGCGGCAGCCTGGAGCTCGATGCCGTAGTAACGCGCGAGCATCTTTGCATGCGACAAAACGGGCGTGAAAACCCCAATGCCGCGGTTCTGACCCGCGCGATCGCGCTCGAAATCGTGAATGACGCGGCGCCATCCGTCAGCGTCTTCGCGCTCGACACGCTCCCAGGTCATGCTGTCAATGGTTGCGTACCAGTCGTTCTGATGAGCCTTCCGAATGTGGTACGCAACCGGCACGCCGTAGCGGTCCAGCTCCACGCCGTTGCGCATGAATTCCGAGTCCATCGCCTGGTATGGGTTGGACAGGCGATCGGGATCCACGAGCAAGAAAGCTGTCGCGTACTTCGCGCCACCGCGGCCGACCCGTTCCGGCATCCAGTACGTAATGAACAGATCCTCACCATCAATCAGCTTGTGACGCAGGCCGAGGCGCTGCTGCTGCGAAACGGTCAGCTGCCGCGAAACATCGTTGTAGTGACCGATATCGTTCGCGTAGCTGCGCCAGAGTGCTTCAGCTGCTTTGCGAAACTCGTCCGCCCACGTCATATCGAAGGCTTTTCCGGTCGTAACGGCAAGTGCGCGGTAATCCGGACTCGCAGAGAGCCGCAAGGATGCGCCGACGGAGTTGTCGAGGATCCGAGTGACGCCGCCGGTCGCGAAGCCGTCATTGCGCGTGAGGTCTCGCGATCGCGCAACCATGCGGTCGCGGAACTGATTGATTTCAGCGTCAGGCGATCGGATCCATGGCAGCCACGCGCCCATTTCTTGCGTTTGCCACTCGGCGGCCTGGTATGGGAAGAAGCCGCGGCCAACGTTATTCGCAAGGCTTCCCGTGCCGGCGCCATTATCGGCGCGCGCACGGATCGGACGCCCGCTGACGTCGACGATAGAGAGGTCCTTTGCCATCAGAACAGGGGCACCATGCGACGCCGGCGGCCAACGACGACCCCGGGATTCAAAGCTGCGATCAGCTCGGAAATCCAGATACGAAGGCTGGCCATATCGGTCTGCTGATATGTGGCGCTGCGCGAGCCGTCTCCTTGTGCGTACGCGATCGTCACGACATTCGTGCCAGTCCGCAGTTGCGCGTACGCGTTCTGAGCCTGTGCAAGGAGCGCCTGCAACTGAGCGTCAGTCATGCCATACAGCGGCGAATTGATGTCGGAAGTGGCCATGCTTATCGGTACCGGTGAACTGCGGACTTCTTCTGTGGTGTAACAGCCGTGTCGGTTCCGGCTGGCAACGTCGACGCGACGGCAGCCGCCGGGACTGCTGCAGCAACTATCAACGGGTTTGTGTCCCAAGGTTTTGCCCAAGACGGCGGCTTGGTCCAGTCAATGCGGTGGAGACCGTGGAGCTGCGCAACGACGTGGTTCAAAACCATCAAGTCGAGCGCTTCATTGCGGCGCCCTGGCGCAAGTTTTTCCCATCGCCCTGTCTTCAGCTTCACTTCGGACGTGAGCTGCTCGAACCAGACGTGCGGCTGTTCTTTTGAACGAAAACCGTACGGAAAATGTATGTACCAGTCGCCGATATCAGCTCGCTGCAACTGGCCCGCGAGATCGTCTTTATAGAGGTTCGGGTTAAAGCGCGCGACGGGTACTGTGCCGCTGGCAGCTGCTTTATTTGCCTTACGCTGCGTGTCGGGGTAATTCACAATAAGACGCTGCGCTTTGAGCTCGTCCGCCCCCTTGCTCGGGATAACCGTCCACGCGTCGCGACCGTCAATCTTGCCAAGCAACCTAACGTGACCGGCTTTCTTCCAGCGTGTCCACGCGGAATAAGCTTGCTGCGTTACGCCCGGCTGTCCCTGGCTGTCAAAGCCTGTTGCGCGTATGGGCATTGCTCGACCCGACCCATCGGAAAGCGGATAAGTCCGGGCGATAAGCGGCAGCAACTGATCCCAATCTTCAGGCGAGGATGCCGGGTCACCTGGTACACGGCCCTTGTCGATGACCCAGCTCTGCCGGCCTACGCCCCATCCGCGAACGACCCATTCCCAGTGTGCGATCTGCACGTCTATCGCAAGCGTTAGGAACCGAACGCCGTCCGGTACCGTTCCAACCTTGATCTCGCTATCCGCGCGATCGGCCAGCACATTCGCATCAATCGAGCCGGCGCCACTTGTCGGGGCGTAAGGAAAGCCGAACTGCTTAACCGTGACCTGCCGCAACGCCTGGTCGTCGCCGCTGGCCTCGTACTCGCGTTCGGCTTTGGCCTTCGCTCGAGCAAGACCGCCAATGCCTCCGAGAATGAACGGTGACATGGCGCCGACGATCCAGAAGCCGGCGCTTTTGCGTGCGACCAACTCGCCGGTGACTTCGCCGTCCTGCGATATCTCCTGGCCATCACCGATCCAGCCGCCGAACGGTGACCGGAATGCCGCAGCATTCATGGCCCGGCGTGAGCGGTCCTCGATAAGACAACCGTTCACGGGGCACACCAACCGAGCATTCTTCTCGATTTCATCGAGTGTTTGGTGCTCGTCGTAGTCGAGGGCCATGTAACGCGCTGCTGTCGGTACCGGACTTGACCAGGCGCCGCAATGCGGACATGGCCAGTACCAGACGCGGCGATCACTGTCGCCGTACATCGCCATGATGCCGGCGGTCCAGTCCCGCTCCGGGACAATCCCGCGTGCCAAGTCGGGGTGACTCAGCGCCAGCAACATGGACTGCCGGCCGAAGGTCTGGCGGCGCACGTCCAGAACGGCCTTGATGTCGCCGAGAGACTGGTCGTAGGCGTCGACCTCGTCGGCGACGATACGCGGCGCCGACTTGTTAATCAGGTTGTTCGACGATGCCGACAGGAACTCGATGTGCATCCCATCGAATTTCTTGAAGTGCAGCGAATCGTCGATCGCACGGGAGCCAATTCGCATCGCCATCCCGACGTGCGACTCGATCATCGGGTTGATACGGCTCTTTACGTACGACTCGAGCCCCGGATCCGTCTGCATGTACCAGAGCGTATCGGCGGGGTCGCTCTCAACTGATTTCAGCAACCAGTTTTGCGCGATTTCCGTCTTACCTGACTGCCCGGGCCCCACGACAACCGTGGTGAGGTAGTCGAGCCGGTTCAGCGTCTCCATGGGCGCGACGAGATATGGCGCTTTCTCGTGGTGCCACCGGCCGACGTATCCGCCGCCCTGATTCGACAGGAAGCGATGCAGGACCGCGTATTCCGCAACGGTCTGCCGCTTCGGCGGGATAAGGGAGCTAAGCGCTTCCCGCGCGACCTGGTAGGGATCGGCGTACTCGGTCTCGAACATCTATCAGCCCAGCAGCACCTTCAGCTCGTCGGCCATCACGCGCCGCAACTCATCGGTGATGGTGCGGATATCACCGGAGCTTTCATCGGGAAGGTTCAGCCGCTCCACCACCTGGTCCGCCAATCGGTCGAGGCCCTTACCCAAGTGAGCCAGCATCGTGTTCAGCACCTGGCGCATCACCTCGACCTGCACGAGCTCGCCGCGATTGCGTCGGAGCTGGTCCTCGAGGATCTCGGCCTGCACTGCGTCGCGGCGTTGCCGGGCGGTCTGCTCCCCAGCATGAACTATCGGCTCGGTGCCCGCCGGCGGAACGACCGAGTACTTCGCGCCAGGGTACGGGTTGTCCGAGTGCTCGCGAGCATCAACGCGCGCGCCGTCACCTTTCTTTTCCTTCGCTACCTTCTTCGTGGGTTCGGTCGAGGGCGTCGCAGCCGGCTGACGAAACGCGCCACCGAGATATGTGCGAACGATTTCAAGATCGAACTCCCAACCGCCGGCGCGCGTGCCGCGCTTCGCGATCGGAAACGTCCCGTCGCTTTCAATCCGGCGATCCAAACGCGGCCGCGTCCAGCCCAGCGCGGCGCACAACTCGGCCTTCCCGACCATCGCCGGTGTAACGGCTGCCGGTGTAATGCGCGCGCCTTTCGGTGTAACGCCAGATTTTTTGGACGCTGCACCGTTTTTTCCTTCTGCCATAAGGTCCGCGCCGTTTTTCTTGTTGGCGACCGTGTAACGTGTAACGGGTTTTTTTAAATCAACCGGTAGGGAAGAACGGGCGCGCGCAATGCCCGTGTAGTCGAGAGGGCGCTAGGAGTACCTTTTACAATTCCACGCCCACCATGGGCCTCGGGGTGGGTAGATATTGCAATTCCCATTCCGTTATGCACCATCTTTGGGCGGTTCCAACTTGCCGCGCGGGCGCGCCATCTTAGCCAGCAGCGCGCGCTCGAATCGAGAGTCGAGGCACGCGATGTACTGTGCGGCGACCTCACTGCGAGCCGTTGCAACGCGACCATGGTCACCATCGGCCATCACGTCATGCTCAGACGCGAACCATTTTTCATTGCCAATGCGCAGCAGTGCGTGACGCAGCAACATGACTTCTGTTTTCTAGCCAGCGGACAAGCCATCAAGCTGTGCGCTTTGAATGTCTTGCATGGTCAGCAGGCGGCGGCGCGTCTCATCGAGATCAAGCATCAATGATTCGATTTCGCCTTGTTGCCTTGTGACCATATGACCAAGTTGGACCAGCGCAACCGCGCTGATCTCTACCGGATCGTCCGGTCGACCGTCGGCGCACGCCTGCCTTGCTTCTGTGAGGGCACGCGTCGTCTCGGTCATGGCTTGCTCACTTACGAGCCGTCGCCAGCGCCTTGTTCAGCGCCAACGAAAACTCGCGATTGAAATTCTGTTCGATGATCCGGCGTGCCCGCTCGCGATAGTCGAGGTGCTCGCGCACGGGCAGCGCGTCGCCGAAGCGGATGAGCAACTTCAGGCCGGTGCGTGCGCCGCCGACCACGTTGTTTGTCTTGCCTCGCGATCCCCGCCGGCCGGTGACGACCTGGGGACCTGCGGGAGGCCTGCGCCAGACACCGCTGACTGTTTCGCCGCTCTTCTTAAAGGTCACGCTGCCGACGAAGACATCGGGTTCGGACTTCAGTTTTGCCAGCGCGTTGCGCGGCAAGTTGCCGTATTTATTCAGTGGCGTTCCCTTCGGATTCAAGAGCGCACGGCCATTCAAGTGATGCAAGCCGCCGAACTCGTATGGTTCGAGGTAAGCAGCTGCGATGTCCTTCACGAAGACAGTCGCTTGCGGCCGCGTTTTGCGCGCCGCCGTCACGCCCACGGAATTCAGGGTGAACGGTGTTGGAGATGCGAACGTGCGCGCGATGTTGTCAACTTCATCGTCGCGCACGATCTTGGCCAGCGAAGTAAGCGCCAGCGCAGTTGCGAACGGCACCTGCTTACGGGCGAGATCGCTTAGCCCGCGCGTCGCGCGATCGAAATCCGCATGAATCGAGATGTTGATCGGTGACGGCATGGAGGCGGCGCGCTCAGTGCTTGATGTGCTGCCAGAGCTCCACGATCTCTCGGTCGGCCGTCGCGCCGATGTCCTCTAGGCGACGCCAGAGCAGCGCAGCTTCTTCCTCGATCGCGGTCTCTTCGAACTTCACCAGCGCCCACAGGCGAACGATCTCGTCGTCTGCGTGTGCACCGAACTCGGCCAGGCGATGCCAGAACCGATGGTGATGCTCGCTCACCTCGCGCTCGAACCTCCCGCTGAGCGACGCCAGCGGGATATACGTATCGCCCGGCATCGCCGGTTATTCCTGTTCGACCGTGGCCGACAGCGAAGCCAGCGGCGTGAACGTCGATGCGGCCGGAGGCGTAACCGGCGCGCCGTCGACGAATGTGGTCGTCACTGCGTCGCCCAGCGTGGCGCCTGTCGAATCCAGGAACTGAGCCTGGGCGGTGAACGTGCCATCGGTCAAACCACTGAATTGCGTGGTCAGGCCGTCGACGTCGGCGGTTTGCACCACAGCGTTCGTTGAGTCCAGCACGGTGAAGCGCGTCTTACCTTGCGTGACGCCATCCGGCAGCGGTGCCGAGGGCGTGACACCCGATGCGTCAGCGGCGGCCAGAGCGGCGATGAGAGTGAGGCGGAAAGTCGACATGGTGAACTCCTGAAATGAAAAAGCCCCCGGGCGCTAGCGCGGAGGCGGGGCAAACGTGGTTGCGAAAACAGACTTGCGTCAAAATACGGAAGCATCACAGCCCATTACTCGACTTAAACGGGGAGACTTATGACTACGCTTTTGACGGTCGCGCTGCTTGAAGAGAACGGCCAGCTTTCGATTAACTATCAGAACGGAGATCCGACGGTCCCACTATCGGCCGCAACCTTGGAAACACTCATCGATTTGCTCGGGAAGATGCGCGCCGAATTTCAGCCGCCGCGTGTTCCCGTCGACCCGCAGTTCGGTCAGAGCTACGAGGCCTTTGTCGATCCAAGGTGGCACGTTGCAAATGCGCTTACCAGTCCAAGCGCATTGATCTCGATCCACCATCCCGGGTTTGGATGGCAACGATTTTCTTTGCCACTCCAAAGCGCAATTAACTTTCGGAGCCGCCTAACACAAGCCATCGAGGCTATTCAGGGTCTGCAAGGGGCCGGCGAGCCTTGATCATTGCGGTTGATGCCAAGCCCTAGATGTAAGGCGAAGATGGTTGCGGGAGCTGGACTCGAACCAGCGACCTTCAGGTTATGAGCCTGACGAGCTGCCAACTGCTCTATCCCGCAGAAAAGGATTCACAAACGGTCACTCAGTAGAATGGACACATCGGCAACTGACCGATCCTTGCAACGTCTACTGAGAGAGATCATGGAACAAACCGTCGAAGGCAAAATCATGGATCAACTGATCCCGGTGCTTTTAGCCGATTCAACTGTACTGGCCGCGTTGGTTGCACTCCGAGCGAAGGCCGCAGCCAAGCCGGAAGACGCGCTTGAGGACTTCCGGGCATCAATACATAAATCCATGGATCGGATCTATACCGGCACCAATCTGCCACCGGGCTTCGCCGATAAGATCCGGGCGCGCATCGATGAGATTTTCACCGCAGCGCCTAAGTTCATGGATTAACGAGCGACCGGCCAGACGGCAGACTTGACCTCGTCGTCTGGTTCGTTTTCAAAGAATGGAATGGCCGGGATCTGTAGCGGATCACGCTGCACTGGGAACGCCTGAACGATCACGTCATTTGTGTCCGCGCCGTACAGACCAACCACAATGCCGGCGGTGACGGCCTGGAGAAACGGCGCGCGGATCTGCACGGGCCATCCGATGGGCGGCAGCACGATCTCCGGCGCCGCTGATTTCGGTTTGGCTTTGGACATCGCGCACTGGCTCCGGACATGAAAAAGCCCCGATCGGAATGTCCGTCGGGGCTTTGAAAACACTTATTCACAGTGTCAGATTGGACGCTATATTGTGATAAAAAATCCTGTCTGTCAAATTCTTTCTTTCCGATCAAATCTCGCCTGCAACGGGCGGATTGGGAGCGATGGGAAATCCAGGCGTTCCAGGTTCTAAAAGCCTAAAGTGATTGCGTAACCCTCGCGTCTTTTCGGCGGAAATAAGACCGTCAATGGTGAGATCTTCAGTAGCTATTAGGTCTGCGTGCGCTGCATCCTGCTCGGTAGGTGTGAACCGAACATCAAAGCAAAGCGGCGGAATTTGCCTTATCGCTGCTGCGTTTGAAGCAATCACCCCATGGAATGCTACGTTCTTACGACCGTCGGCACGCATTCGCTCGACGTTTGCGTCAGCATCAGCCTCGATAGATCCACCTTTACTCAGTAGACGCCCCGACAACTCCTTCTTCCATTCAGGGTTAGTAGCGCAGCCGAACTTTTCTTCGAAGAATTTTGGGTTTAGGCGCTTATGTGGCGCTGGCGGCTTTGCTACTTCCGAAGGAGTCAATATTCGGCGATACCAAACCTCTTCGTCCGGAACGTAAAGTTCTTGCGCGTGATCTATCATTGCCTGACGACTGCTTAGGCAGCAAGAGCGTAGTTCGTTGGCGCTAGCACGTAGTCCTGAACCCACCAGGCAGCCAAGTGTTGGAAGTCAGCATGTTCCTCACCACCCGCATTTACCGGCGTCGTAAGCATTAACAACGCTGGCCCGACGCTTTCAAGGATGTCGTCGATGAAGGTTCCAATGGGCAAAACCAGCTCTCGAGACAAGTCTTCGCCATCTGTGTAATAAACCCGAATCCTCCCGTCTACGCGGAAGTCCACGTAAAGCTCAACGTCCTGACGTTCCCAATAAAGACCTAACGAGCCGTCCGTACCGGCCATTGCATTGCCAACAGGGACATCAAGGCTCAGTCGATCAAGGAAAGCTTTCGCAGCGTACACGCAACCGTCCGACACCGGTTCCGCGTCCTCGCCATCCCAGCCGGCGACGTTGAACGCATCAATCCCCGAAAGTTCAAGGGCAACTCTTGCAGATCCAAGTTGAAATGTTGAGACGTATTCCATAATTTTTATTTGTGGCTTCTCAAGGGATTAACTTAAGGAATGCCTTATTTTGGTCAGCCATTGAACTGATAGACGCTTCGCCTTGTTTAATTGAATTCAATGTCTGAATGCAAAACTCAGCAAGTGCGCGCGTCGGAATGACCATACGAAGGTTAACGACACGTTCTTCCACCCCTTGAAGCGTAGACCCGCTGCTGGCCCCGCCACCGTCGTCGATAACCTGCTCCGTTACGAAGAATGACACCTTCGACACTGCTGGACCAATTAGCGTTTGCGCGTACCCGTCAACAAAAACAGTCGGATACGGCTCGTTTGAGTCGTATAAATCAAAATTTGCCCCAGGCTGCCTATGTGAGGTGAGCAGCTTCCCTAATTTCGGTGATTTATTGTGATTTTCACTCATTTCTCGAAATCCTTGTCACACTACGCAGATGGTTTGCAGTCTTGCGGTGAGACTTGCAATCACGTTCGCTAATCATAGCATCCGCTACAAGTCTGCGATCTTTTGATGGGATACCTCGCCAGCGACCTCCTCTGCCTCTCAGTCCCATGGGCCTACCAACCCCATCTCGCTCAGCAACGAATCTACCTTTTTCCTCGCCATCGATTCGATTCCGTCGAGCGCAGGCGTAGCCGCACGGGTGCCTTTTTCATGCAATGACTTCTGGCCCGACAGCCACAGCTTGATCAAACGGCGATGCTCGGTGGCCGTATTAGGGTGCACTGAGCACTGCTCGGCTAAATCCTTCAGCACGATCTTCACGCCGAAGATCTGCTCGACCAACTTGCGACGTAGCCGATAGTGCGACACGTGGCCAGCCAACACGGTCTGCGCGCCGCGCTCCAGCTCGCTGATCGCGTAGTCCCAATCGGGGTTCAGGCGATAACCGGCGCAGCACGGACTTTTACAATTGCAGTCGATCGTGCGTGGCGCGAAGCGTGCAATTAGCGCTGCTTCCTCGTACCGGTTGTCGAGCGAGCCAATCACACGCCGGATCATTCCAGCCTGGCCAGCGCCGTCCATGCCAGACAAACCCTTCCCAGTACGCGCCGCCGGCGCGGCGAGCCGATCCATCAACGGGCGATCCTGCTGCTGCATCGAATAGTTGAAGGCGAACGTCAGCGCGTCTTGCGGCGTTCGGAACAGTTTGCGCTCAATAATTTCTGTCATGACTGCTCCATGGGTTGCGTAGCTGCGGGTGCGCGTTGCTCGAACATGTCAGCGTGCAGCGCCTTCCAAACCCGGCTGTAGGTGTATCCAAAGCCGTCCTTTTCGATAAAGGCATCGATAAGCACAGACAAAGCGTCCACCTGAGCTGCATGGACCTGAGAGAGAGCCAAGCATTCGCGGACCGTTTCAATCGTGAGTTCGCGCACGCCGCCGCCTATGATCTTTTTTACGCGCGCCGCGGCTCGCACTTCTGCATCTAAGATTTCGTCGTCAGTCATGTTGTTTCCTTGAATTGCCCACAGCGCTTCCCGTATTTCTTCCCTTTCCTGCAAACCATCCTCGCGCCGCCGAACGGATCCAGCTTCTCCACCGCGTGTGCGCAACCGACGCAGCGTTCGCTTTGCCGGCGCTCGAGCACATCTTCCGGATTCCCGTATTCCCACCACTCGAGTGCGCCGCCAACGTCTCTCCCAGAGCGGTTTTTCATCGACGCTTATCGATGTCCTCGAACGGATCCCGGTAATCCTCGGTGAACAGCGTCGTGATGAAGCCGATCCACAAAAGCGCCACGACGGTTCCAACGACGCCCCACACCCAACCAGCCGGCGCGAAATGCTCAAGCACTAGCCATGCGAAAAGAGAATGCAAGATGGGCGCTGGCGAAGCGATACACGTGCGTTTAACGACTCGGCGTCTCTTCATATTTCCTCTGGTTCAGGTTGTCGCCAGGTCGGCGGGAATAATTTGTAGGCCCATCTTGCGTGCGCGCCGTGGCCTCCAGCGCTCGTATGCCGCGTCCCACACGTCGAACTTGTACTGTCTTGGCGTGCCCACCCGGTTCTGGTCGATCCAGGCGTGACACAGCCCGCACCCGGGCACCGTGAATTCGTTGTCAGCTTTCAGGTTCCCGCCCTTCCCGTGGCGCGCTTGGTTGGAGTGGCACGGCACGACGGTCGGATCGGCCCAATCGGTCCACGGGCAGCACACGTTCAGGTAGCAGGGCTCGTCTTTACACGCGGCCAAGTACTTCGCGCCGTCCGCGTTGGTCGGTTTTTTGGTTCGCTGTTTGATCGACGAGCGGCGGAGGCTAGTGCTGCGATCCGCTGTGTTCTCGAACGGTTTAGTGCGCGGCTCGAAGCTGCTGTATGCAGCACCAGGCTTGCGCTTAAAGCCTGAAGGTTTGAGCGGCGTTGAACGTTTCATGCCGTCTCCTGCTCGATGACGATGCGATCCTTGCCGACCGGAAATGGCGGGATCTCGACGCGGCGGTTCAGTGCGACAGAAACGGTGAGCTGCACTTCTCCAGACAGCAGGCGACTCCAGCGCTCCGGCGGCGTGACCCACGGCGGCAGACGCACAAACGCGCTGTACGTGACTTGCGTCGGTTCCATCCGCCGGCGGCGCGAGTACCACTGACGGCGCGGTGGCGACACCATGCGCACCAGCTCGACCACGTCGCACTGGATCAGGCACGACGGCCGCTTCGACTGGGGAATGCCGAACACATGGAACTCAGCCGGCACGGCAAATGTCATGCGCATGTCAGGCCACTTCCGAGTGAGAGCTCGTTGCGTTCGCGGCGGCCGGGCCAAACAATGCCTGTGCCGCCTGGTCGCGCTTCACGATTCTGCCAGTGCGGATGCCTTCCATCAGCCGCTTGCGCGCGAGGAACCGGGCGTATTTCAACGGGTCGTTTTTGCGCATGCGCTTCATGCGGTCGGTTTCGCGGATCTTCTGCGGGATCGGCTTCGGCCGCGGCGCATCTTCGCCAGCACCCAACGCCCACATACGCGTCGCCACACCATGCTGTGAGAAACGTTCCCAGCGCGTGATGTGGATCCTCCCGGCGGCGTGCAAGTCATTTACGCGGAAGCGTGCCGCACGCTCAGATATCCCGATCTTCGCGGCGAGCTCCGCAATGTCCATCGGCCGCAGCTCAAGCAACTGCAAGACGATCGCTTCGTTCGGGCCGCCGCGATTGGCAGGTCCGGTCGACCTCGGCGGCAATCCCATCTTATGAGCCATGTGTTTGATGCCGTCGACCGTGCGCCCGTTAAAAAGGTGCACGCTCTTCTTCAATCCTTCTGGCCGCGCCCATACGTCGACCACGAGTGCCTTTTCCTCGTCGCTCCACGAGATCCAACTCCGACGCTCTGCCACACCTACCTCCTGTCTACAGCGAATGTTGGTCACCAGCTGCGGCTGGTGAGATCTTCGAAGCTCCAGCCGTGGCGGCCGTCGCGCTTGATTGCGATGAATCGATATGGATGTTGCGACGCCGCTACCTTCGTTTTGGCGCGCGCTTTGTCCGTCCAGTAGCCTTTGACCTCGTGGTATTCGGTGCTGCCGTCGGCGACGATCACCGTGAAGTCAGGCGTATAGAACGTGTTGTCGGCGAGCCGCAGCTTGTGGGCTTCGAACCGATAGAACAGCACTTCACCGACGTGGCGCCGCGCCGCCAAATGCTGCTCGTACGCAGCCTCGGTTTTGTTCATGCGGCCGGTACCGAGCCGGCCGAGCGCTTGGTTACGTTGCTTGGGCGTGAGATTCGTCGAGGTTTCGATATTTCGAAAAATCGAAATTTCCGTCTTTACACCACGCGGCATGTCGACCATTCGCGATATCGCTGCGTCAAGCGGCACATGTTCGTCCAGCGCTAAGCGCGCCGCCGCGCCCGCGATCTGCTCGCGGATCCGCGCGGTACCGACGCAGCCGTCGGCGATCGCACTCGCGGGGAAACGAACGGTGCCTTTGCTCATTGCTGTGGCACCACCAAGAAGAGCCCGACGGCGGCCGCATACTCGCTCATGTCAAGAATGATCTTGGGCGGCGCGCTGATCCGCGCGTCGTACCAGTCGGCACGAATGTTCTCAGTTGACCAGCGGCTGAGCGCATAGGCCTCTAGATCGGTCTCAGGGGTGACGCTCAACGTGCCGTCGGCAAGGATGGTCGTTTTCACAGTTGCCCCAGCAGCGCGCCATAAGTCTTCGGCCCGGTAACGATCGTTCCGTCACCGAGTTTGTATGTGAGGTTTTGTGTGCCAAAAAACTTGAGCATCCATGCGTCGAGCTCGGCCACAAACTCAGGCGGCATGAGTTCGGCGAACCGCGGCGACGGGTGCATACGCTGGACGTCGTCGCACAACGGGTTGACGACTACTTTCATGCCCATAAGCGAACCCGCAGCTTTGAAATTGGCTTGCATGGTATGGGCCTCAGAACGGTGGTTCGCCAACGGTGCCGCCGACGTATTGCGTGCGGATCATGCTGTCGACGCGGCGCGCAGCAACCGGCTCGAGCACGACGAAGAGTTGACCCGGGTGCGCGGTGGCCAGGCGCTCGGCCTCGGTGGTTGCCGCCCGGATCGACGGATGGCGGAACGATGGCGATTTATGCCCGGTCGGCGACCAGACGAGCCAAAAGGCGGATTCGGTTTGGGTAGGCATAACGGGAGCAGGAATGTATCCGAGCATCCTGAAGCGCATGCTCGAGTAGGAAATGCCATTGAAGGCATCGGCCATTTGTTCGTAAGCGTTCGGCACTCCCACAGGCCAACTCAACTCCAGCCTGGGTGTCGCGCACGCTCTGGCTGCGTAATCGCCGAAAGATTGGATATTGCTCATGATGCGTAGAAGTCCGTTGGCATCAGGGCCTCACCGAGGAATTCAACGACCTTGCGGTACCAGTCCGCGCTGCCGCTTTTCTGCGCCTGGCGCAGGACGTAGTCGATGTGGGCGCCCCGCCCTGCAGCTTTCGCAACCCGCACCAAGTACTTCGGGCCCGTCTCATCTTTCTCCGGCACGACGCCGAGCTGATGCCCCATAGCTTCGGTTCCTGCAGCGGACAGCCACCAGTCGCCATCGATGGGCGCTGCGCTGCGCGCACCAAGCTCGCTCGGTGCCGGCGGAGCTCCGTCTTCCCATCGCTGGTTTTCGAGATACGTCATCGGCGTGGGCACGAACGCGCCGTTCTGGTCGCGCCATTGCCGCGATCGCTTCATCGCCTCGACGTGAACGATGATCACGTGCGCTCGGGCATCCAGGCCGTTTCGATCCCAAAACTGGTGGCAGCGAACCTTGTCGTGTTTCCGGTCGACGTCCGGCCATGCCGACCAGAATTCAGCGAAGCGGTCGGTTGAAGGTGTTTCGCTTTTTTCTTCAGAGGGAGCGAGCGGGTCGCGTTTCTCTCTCTCTCCCTTCTCTAACCCTTCTAAACCCTTATCGGGGTCCAAATTTGGAGGGGTTTGAAGGGAAATATGGAGGGGTTTCGAGGGAAATGTGGAGGGGTTATCGACCACATCTGGAGGGGGTCCAAATGTGGAGGGGGTCCGTTTTTGGTCCCCCTTAAGGGGTCCAGATTTGGAGGGGCTCCGTTTCTGGACCCCCTTGGCTTCGTATTCTTCGAGTGATGGCGGGCTGAGCGACACCGTTTCGTTCGTGCGCGGGTTCACTGCCTGGACGACTGTCGAGCCCGGCGGCGCGATCATCTGATACACCACGACACCACCCGTATCGCCACGACGCTTTGATGTCGGCAACAGGAAGCCAAGCGCGATCAGCTTGTCGCGCGACTTGCGCAACGTCTTGATGTCCATTTCCAGATCGGCGAGCAGACGCTCGTTTGTGACCCACGTGCTGTAGTCCTCGCTGGCCCAGTGCGCGTACGTCTTCAACAGGCTCTTCGAGTGGCAATCACCGACGCGCTGTTCCTTGGCCCATTGATACGCATAGCCGCTCATACGACACCTTCCCGGATCGCACGCGGGATCCGTCCTTCGATGCTGATGCGCTGTTCCCAGTACCGGTAATACAGGTTGCGCAGCCAATTGCCGATCACGACTTGCGGGACCTTCTCACGGCCGATCAGTGCGGGCGCGCGCACGACGACAATCTCGAAGCCGCTCGGGCGCATCGGACCTTCGTACGCGAATGGCGCGGGACGCGGCCGCACGTGCCAGACACCGGCGTGCGCAGGAACGAAATCGGGAATGCCAAGCGCGGCCGGCACGACGTAGATGAATCGGGTGACCCAGTTCGGCATGCCGACCCACTTCTCTTTCGTGAGGTCTGCGCGCCAGTCAGCGCGCGAAACCTTCACCTCGAGCTCGGTGCCGTAGCCGGCGCGCGTGACCATCATGAAGTCGGCGCGGTACTCGCCAACCTTGCCGCCGAGGCCATAGCGGATAGACGCCTCAGGAATCAGCATGTTCGCGCGGTGGTCGACGTGGCGACGAATCGCCGCCTCGACGAGACCGGCGTTCATTGGCAGCGCGGCTTGCTTCTTCTCTGCCATGGCGCTTACTCCGCAGCCTCGGACGGCAACAAGACGTCCAGGCGGAAATGCCGCTCGCCGTCGCCTTCATTCGGAAGCTCGGTGACGTAGCCGCGCTTGATCAGCGCCTTCAACTGCACGCGTACGCTGCTGTCGGAGATCCCGCACATGATCACCAGGCGCGGAATGGTTGCGGCCGTGTGTGCGTCGCTCTGTCTGCCACGCTTCGCAAGCGCGAGCAGCACGAGCTTTTGCTGGCCGCGCAACTCGATATCCCACGCAAGGTTCGTCAGATGGTGTGACATATCTCTCGCCCGGGCGCGTCAGTGACGCAGATTCTGTGATTCCCACAACCGGGCAACGCCCAGGGTCGTGAGCGCTTCGTGTAACTGGGGGTCGCGATGCATCATGTTGACGAATTCAACCTTGACGGCTTCTTCGCTGTCTCCTGCCTGGGCACGTGCTTTTTGCAATGCCTCTGCCGCTATCGTCTTCGCTTCGCGTTCTCTCACCGGCTGTTCTCCACCGCGAAAAATTCCTCGACCAAGCGCACGCCCATGTCACGGGCAAGCCACTGGCCGATCGCGCCATTGCCGAGCTGCGCCTGAACGGCGCCGATCTTGTGCGCGGGAAGTTCGCGCCGCCGGCGACCCTTCTCATCGCGCTCGTCCGGCCGGAAGTACTCCGAGACATGCTGCTGATATAGGTCGCAAGTCGCGGCGAGATACGACTCGGTCAGCCCGCTGAACGCCCGATATTTCCAGGCGAGCACGCAGGCCTCGCGGTACGTCTTGCACGACTCGATCAGGTGGCGCGGAAGAAACCGCATAGGCGGAGGCGCGGGAACGTCTCCCACGGCTCCGGGCGTTGCTGGTGGCGGGTAGCCGCCGTTTTTGTGGCCGCCCGCGCTGGGGGGCTCATAGTGAAATGTCATCGATACACCTGTTGCTACACCGGTTGGTCAGCGATCAAAATTTTTTGCATGGAAACCATGCAAACCCCCGCAAATTCAGTCACCGACAGCCGTGCTTTGCGCAACTGGCTCAGTCGGATGTACCCCACTAGGCACGAACTCCGGCCAAATCTTTTGCCAATCGTCCGGATAAAACTCCGTGCGCGGCACGCCGCCGTTCGTCGCCAATTCGAGACCAACACAGTTTTCTGGATCTGGTTTTCTGCCGCCGTAGCGATGACGCCATTGGCGGATCTGAGCGTCCGACTTCACGACGTATCCAAGTTCGCGCATGCGTTCGCGAAGCTGAGCAACGGTTGGCGCGTCGGGTGTAGAGAGGTATTGGTCAAGGTCCATCCCCGCATGCTAGTAGCGTTAGCTACTAATTGCAAGGTGCAAAAGCTACGCGTAGCGCGTGCTACGGTGCGGCAATGAACGAATTAGATCTTCAGCGCAAACGAATTACGCTTTTGCGCGCCGCCATCGACAAGGCCACCGACGGAAACGTGACGGCCTTTGGGAAGCGTCTTGGCTATAAGGACGGTGCGTATATACGGCAGATGCTCAGTGGCGTCCGACCCATCAGAGAAAAGACGATATTTGCAATCGAAGACCTGCCGGGGATGCGCGGGTTCTTCAGCGCGCAAAATGCTAAAAGCGAAGTTTTTCTCGTCGACCGGGATCATGGGTTGGTGCCGATTATGGAAACGAGCGAGAGTCGCAAACATGCAGCCGAGGATGCTTTTGGAGTCGCGCTGTCTGGCTGTGAAGCGTCAAAAGCACTTAGCAGCGAAGCGGCGGAACTGGTTCGCGCGGTGGTTCGGGCCGCGGTCTCGGGGTTGTCAACGGACAATATCCGCGCAGTACGCCAGATCCTGGACACGCTAACAAGTGCTCAAAAGGTAAAAACTCCCTTTAATCCATCGATTGAAGCGGATGAAGCGGTTGCAGAATTACCCTCCGACCAGGATGTAGATGACGCATTAAAGAGCGCGCTTCCTGGGGCCAACTTGGAGGCGGCAGGAGATGAGAGAACGAGGGTCAGACATCACAAGCGGAAAAGTGGTTAATTTGGCGGCTGCGCGCCGGCGCTTCGCACGGAGGAATCGCTTAGCAGCGCAAGCTTGTCGGAAGAAGATCGCGACATCGCTTCACATTGATATTCTCCAGGACGGAGCCATACAGTTTCCGCCGCTTTTGCTTCACAGTGCACACACCATGGTGCTGCTAAAAATGGTCATCGCAGTTTCGAGCTATCTTGTCGACGCTCAGCGTTAGGCCAATCCAAACGTAGATTCGGGGGGAACACATGATTTTTATAGCGGGCTGGCTTGTTTGCGCCATTCTTTCTGCCGTCATTGCAAATGCAAAGAACCGGAACGGGCTTGTATGGGCGATTGCGACGATTCCCTTTGGGTTATTTGCAACGCTCGTTGTCGCTTGTTTAAGCAGAATCCCAAGCGACGAGGAACACATAGCGGCTGCCGAGCCGGCCGTCGCGACTAAGACGTGTCCGGCGTGTGCTGAAGACGTAAAAGCGGCAGCGCGAGTTTGCCGTTTTTGCGGGTACAGTTTTGATTCGTTGGCAAGCGCACGATCATTCACCGAGATAGACGGCGAACCCTACATAGGGGCGCCCCCGTCCCAAATGAAGTTTCGAGGCGATCGACGCCTCTAACGAACACGGTTTTCCCAATTCTTAAGCCCGCACTTGCGGGCTTTTTTTCGTCTGTTGTCAGGACGCGCTACCACATTTTTTCTAATTAGTAGCTTTTGCTACTTGCAAAGTCCGTAGCGTTTGCTACTATTCGTCTCACACGCCGACCACGGAGTACGTGAGATGAACCAGCAACGCACCGCAGACAGCAGCACCGCACCCCTCTTAGAGGTAGGTGCACCGGCTCAGCCGCGCGCCCGTCGCGGCGTGCGCATCGCTAAGCGTGCGTTCCGGATCATTCGCAACCTGCTTGCCATTCTTGGGATCTGCTTCGCCTACCTGTTGTGGGTCGGCTTCATGCAGTACCAGGACCGCGCTGATGCCGGTGACACCGCTTGCTCGTTCACGCATTGCATGTGATCGCCATGCGACCGACTCCGACCCACCGTCCCGATCACATGCTCGCGCCTGTCTGCCGAGCCATGGGCATCGAGCAAGCACCGCGTGAGCTCAACCCCGCAGTGCGCGCCGCCATCCAGGCGCAGCTGAATGCACAGATCAACCCGAATCCGCGCGTGCGTCGCGTTTCCATGCCGCGCTCCGCTTCCGCACATCAAGCAGCGTTGGGTTTCGGCGATCAGTGCGTCGATATCAAGCGCCGCGCCGCCAACGACATCGACGAGGACTGAATCATGGCTGTCATTGAAAACCTGGCCGACTACGACCGCTTTGCTGCGGGAGTTGAAGAGATGGATGGACCGGCCCTGATCGCTCAGCACTTGGTCCTGCGCGGTGCCGAGCACGCGCTGCACTCGGCGATCTACCTGGTGCCGATCGGCGCCGCCCGGAACATCGTGGCCGAAATGCTGGAAAACGTCCGTCATTGCAAGCGCGTCGTTGAGGTAAAGGCCGCGGCGTCAGCCGTCACTCTCGTGTCCGAATCGGAGTGAGCGCCATGACCGTCATCAACTGTCTCGTCGTTTTCTTCGCGCTTTCAGCGATCGTCGCGCGCTCGTTCTGCTACTTCGGCATGAGCCGCAACGTCGACACCGGCGAGGAAGTCGATTCCGCCGCCGATCGTGCCTTTCAAGCATCACGTTCGCTTCGTGGTCTCTTCGAGGATCTGCAATGAAAACCTATCGTCCCGGTCTGCCGACCGTTCCGCCGCGCATGCGCAACCTGCCTGTGAATTGCGAGGGCTATCCGGTTCCGTTCGTCTGTGCCTGGATCGATGGAGAGCCGAATTTCAGCATCGCGGATCCACGAAAGCTCGCGGCTTGTCACGACCAGCGTTGGTGTTCGCTGTGCGGTGAGCTGCTCGGCCAATACAAAGCGTTCGTGCTGGATCCGGTCGCGGCCGTCACGCGCATTTCCACCGAGCCGCCAGCACATATCGAATGTGCGCGCTTCGCCGCCGCAGCGCTCTCACGAGCCTTTGTGACGCTGGTGTGGGTGACGCGCGGCTACTCGCTCGAGCGCATCAACGGCAAAACGGTTTTCCGCATCGGCGAGCCGGAGCAGACGTTCTGGTATGCCGGCGGACTCCGCGCGACCAGGCAGGAAGTGATGGATTCAATGCAAGCGGCGTTGCCGGCAATGTATGCGCTGGCTCATGAGGAAGGCGAAGCCACGGTGATGGAGCTCGACCTGAAGGTGGCGCGTGCAACCCGCCATTTCCCAAAAAACACGACGCTTGCACACGCCTGATCGCCATGACTTTCGCGACCGAACACGAATCGCTTGAGCTTTCCGCGGGCCGTCCGCGATACGGATTGCGTGTTACGCGCTATCTCCGCGAAAACGGCCCGGCGCGCTCGGTTGTGATTTGCAAGGCCATCGGCATCAACCCGGCCAGCGGCGTTGCACCCTACATCAAAGCGTGGATTGCTTCGGGACGAATCGTGAAGTTTCGTGACGGTAGGTACGCGATCGCTGGTGCGGTTGACGACTCAGTTGAACCGCCGCGGACTGTGGTAATCGATCCGCAGTTTCCAACGCTGTGGCAGATCCTCACGGATCTTCATCAGAAACACATCGGGTTGCGCGACGCATACAGGCTCGCGAAAACCCACGTTCGAGCAGCTGCGCATTCGCGCGCCGATGCGAAGTAACCAACACAACAACCGGCGCGAAGCGCCACGACTCGAAGGGGAAGACTCATGAAGACCATTTTCATTTTTGACGATTCACGCCCGACTGATGACGAGCACTGCGTCGTGGCCCTTGGCGAAGACGGACGTCGCTTCGGTACGCGGGTATTTGACGGGTGGACGTTTCCGCATTGCCGCTACGCCATGGGCGCGATGCATGTGAGCGAAGCAAAACACGATGCGGCCGTCGCTGTGAATAGCACGCGGTCGACCATGCTGGGAAAGTTCGACGCTGCGTACGGCCCGGGCGGATGGGTCGCCGTTTGGCTTGAAACACCGAAGCACGATGCTTTGTGGCTCGAGGCAGTGCAGCTGGCCCGCGAACGCGATGCTCGTATTGAGCGCGTGGCCATGAGTTATAGCGGTCCCGCATTTGCCAGGATCCTCGCTGCTGTTTTCGGCTCGGCTGACGCTCAGCCGCACACCACCCACTGAGCGGACACGTCATGGAAACCACGACCGCGGCACACGCGAACAATCTTTTCCCCACTGCGATTAGCAGCGCGCCGGATCTTTCCGACGAACAAGCGTCGACGCGCGCCGCGGCGGCCGCTGGGTTTCCCACGGCGCCAGTGCTGAAGCCTGGTGCATTGGCAGCCGAGATTGCGGCCATCGCCACGGAGGCCGCGCCCGCAACTGGCACCAAGGCCGAGCGTGCGATGGCATACCTGAGGACGTGCCCGAACGAAACGGCAAAGCGCGCGGACCTCGCGGCGGCGATCGGCGTAGAGCCGTCGGACATCGTTGCCTACCTGAAGCCCGCATTGACCAACGGACGTATCGCACGTGACGGCAACCTGTTTTCCATCGGTGTGGAGCCCGAACCGCACGAATCGAAGCGCGCCGCGCCGGCGCCCAAGAAGACAGTCAACGACCGTTCGCAACCCGCTCCAAAGGCTGTCGCTCAGGTAAGCGCGGCGAAGCCAAACCTGCTGCCAATTGCAACCATGTCGGTTTCCGACTTTTCAGTCGCCGTGTGGCCGGACGGAGCGATGCAAGTCCATACCGGCGGCGCAACGCTCGAACTCAGTGCGTTGCAGATGGGCGCGCTGAAGATGTTCCTCGAGCTCGTCGATAGCTCAGGCCCGACGAACAGCTAAGCGCGCCACGAACCGCCAGAACATCAGGATAGAACATGCCAAAAGCACAAAAAAGCCAGGATCGCATCATCACGGTGCCGCTCAATCAGTTGCACATCTCGCCGCTCAACGTGCGCTTCGAGGACACGAGCGACGTCACGGAGCTCGCCGCGCTGCTGCATTCGCAAGGCCAGCTGCAGAACATGATCGTTGTGCCCGAAGACGGCAATCACGGCGTCGTCGGCGGCGGTCGTCGTTATCGCGCGTTCAAGGTGCTTGAGCAGCAAGGCAAGGTCCCTGCAGATCACCCGGTGTTCTGCCTGGTCACCACGGAAGAGCGGGCGTTCGCTGCAAGCGTGGCAGAGAATACGGGCCGCGCACCGATGCATCCGGCCGACGAGTTCTACGCGTTCAAGGTGTTAGTCGAGAACGGCACGCCGATTGAAGATATCGCTGCTGAGTTCGGTTGCACGCCGCTTGTCGTTAAGCGTCGTTTGCTGCTGGCCAAGGTCGCACCCGAACTGGTGGAGATCTATCGTGCCGGCGGCATGAACCTGGAACAGCTGCAGGCGTTCACTCTGACCGATGACCAGGATCTGCAGTGCAAGGTATGGCACGGAGCCCAACACTACGCTCGGCATGCTCATTCGTTGCGCCAGGCGCTGACGAAGGGCAAGACTGAAGCCACCAGCGTGCGCGCGGGCAAGTTCGTCGGTCTCGCAGCATACGAAGCGGCCGGTGGCGCCGTGGTTCGCGATCTGTTCGGCGGCGCTGACAGCGGCTACATCGCCGACATGGCGTTACTGCATAGCCTTGCAGCTGACAAGCTGGAAGAAGCGGCCAACGCGCTGCGCGCCGAGGGCTGGTCATTTGTGAAGGTTTTTCCCGAATTGGGCTGGAACGAGACGAGCGGCTATGGCCGCAGCAAGCCGAAAGTGCGTCAATTCACCGACGAAGAAAAATCCGAGGTTGCCGCCCTGGAAGAGATCGCTCGTGCCGCCAACGATGCGATCGAGGCAGACGAGGACGAAGAACTTACTGAAGGTGAACGCGACGAGCTCGAGTACAAAGCCACGAAGGCGATGGCTCGAATCAATGAGCTCAAAGGTTCCCTTGAAGAGTTCAGCGATCGCCAGAAGAAGGCGTCGGGCGCCGTGATCGGTATCGATCATTACGGCGTTTTGGAGATCCATCGCGGAATGATTGACCCGAAGGCCGTCGCCGAAAAAGAAAAGGCGAAGGCCCAGGCTGAGAAGGCGAAGAAAATCGCCGCTGGCGAACCGGTCGACGAAGACAAGGCGGCCGTCAGTGAAGCTCTGACACGCAAGCTCACCGCGAATCGTTCCGCTGCGTTGTCGGCGCATTTGCTTGAAGCGCCGCGCGTCGCGCTAGATCTGTTGTGCGCGTCGCTGCTCGCCAAGGTCATTTACTCCGGCTTTTACGGATCCGGCGGCCTGCTTATCTCGCCGAATGAACAGCTGTCTAGCCTGTCATCCACGGCCGATGACATGGAACAAGGTGCGGCCTGGTTGGCGCTGACGGAGCGCCGGGCGCGTCTTCAGAAGGAACTGCCAGAGGATCCCGCCAAGCTATTCGCGTGGATCTCCGATCGTGACGTCCTCGAGGTGATTGAACTGCTCTCGTTCTGCACGGCGGCATGTATCAACACGACGACGGGCAATGATCACGTGCGCCCGCTCGAGAACGTCGAGCAAGCGATTGGGCTGAACATGTCCGACTGGTGGCAGCCGACGCGCAAGTCCTACCTCAACCAGGTCGCGAAGCCCGCCATTATCCAGGCGCTTGTCGAAGCCGGCGTTGGCGAAATCGCGATCAAGCAGGTCGACAAGCTGAAAAAAGCAGACCTCGCACAGAAGGCTGAGGAGCTGCTTGCAGACAGCGGATGGTTGCCACCGCTGCTTCGCTCCAAGGAAGCGCCAGCGAAGGCTAAGCGCGCCGCCAAACCGCCAGCAGCTGTGAAGACTACCTCCAGCGCTAAACCTGCCGCGAAGAAAACTGCAGTCACCAAGGTGGCTGCAAACCCGAAGCCCAAGCGCACGCCAATGGATCCCGCGGCGGCATGGCCATTCCCGACTGACGCGCGCCCGTAATGACCGATATCGAAGTCCACGACTGCGACCTACTGAGCCGCGCGATTTGCGCGGTGACCGGACTCGCGTTCTTCGTTCTCGCTGCATCACCGTTTTTTCACTGATTTCGTTGTACCGCCGCGCGACGGGTTCGCGCAAACCACACGAGGGGATTCAAATGATTTGCAAAGCAATTTCGGCACTGGTTGTTTCGGTGATGACGCTGGCTGGCATCGGTCACGCACAAGCAGCTGACTCGTTCTCGGTCGGCGGTGGATTCGGTTCGTCGGTATCGCTTTCGGGCGGCTCATCGGCGACCAGCGGTTCGAACGGCAATGGTTACAGCGCGCAGTCGTCGTTTAGCAACGGCGCTGGCTATGCAGCAGGCGGCACGGTCATCGGCGCAGGCGCATTGCCGGTCGGTTACGGCGGTGTGGCTGGTGGTTTCTCCGGAGCCGGCGCGGTCGGCGGCTCAACCACGAACAGCGCTTCGTATGGCACGACAACTGGCGATGGCTACGGTGCCACGAAGGGCGGCGCTGGCGTCGACTACTCGGCGGGCGGCTATTCCAACATCGCAGCGAGCTACGCCTACTAAAGCGAAAGCCGTTACGTGCGTCAACACGTAACGGCCTTTTCCAACCACGCCCGAGGGGAGCGTCACCATGAAAACAAGTCTCATAGCAGTTGCCATATTAGCACTTGGAATCGCTGGACATGCACAAGCGGACTCGACGTCCAATGCGCAGCAGACCAGCACGTCGCAGTCAGTCGCGCAGGGAACCATCCAGTTCTCGCAGACGCCGGCGGACACGCATGTGTCGGAGACGGTTCGCAACGTCAGTGCGCCGATTCTTGGCGCGTACGCATCAAGCTTTAGCCAGATGAACTGCTCGAGCACGACGCAAGGCGGCTTTTCGATCGCTGGATTTAGCGGGGCATTAGGTTCGAGCAAGGACAGTAATTCGTGCGTGCTCGAAGTGGCGGCCGCCGAGATCACGCGTCAGGCAACGGTGACAGAAGACCCGGTAACCAAGGTTTGGATGGGCAAGGCAGCAATGAATATTCGCTGCCGCATCTCGCCGGAAGTGCACGACGCGCTTGAGGAAGCAGGTTACCCATGCGGCAAAAACGTTCCGTCGGAAATGAAGTCCCGCACTGACGATCAGCCGGCCAGCACGCGGGTCGCAGGAAATTGAAATGACGCCGACGCGTATCCGGTTCCTTCACAAAGCGCGTAGTTACGCGTCGACGATCAAGCCGACCGATGAGCAGGCGCACGCGCTGTGCGGCGCCCTGGTCGAGATGTTGTGGACCGACCGTGATCAGCGCGTCGCGTTGATAGTCGGCGATTTCGTCATCGCCCAGCGCGGTGGCAACCCAGTCTCTCAGGCGTTGCGTTAAGTCCCTGCGCAACGTTTTACGGCCGGCCAGCATGTGCGGCTTCTTTTTAGGATTTGTCATGAAACCGATTTTGATTGGCGTGGCTGAAGAGATCGATCTAGTGCAGCCGAAGGTACGTGCGATGCTCGAAAACTCTGGCGTCTACATCGGCGGCGATAGCAAAACCCCGGATCTCATCGTCGTGCTCGTTTCGACCGGTGGCAAGGTCTTCAGCATGAAGATCGATAGCGAGCTCGCGCCCGATCGGTTCCTGAATACGCTCACCCTCAACGGCCCGTTCGCGCACGAAAAGGCTACGTCGTGATGCATATCTCGAAACGCGACGCCCCGGTAGCCGGCGGCAGCACTGATAAACCCACGGTCATCGCAAACTCGAAGCTCGATATCGACGTATTGCGACGTGTCGCCGAAGCGGCACCCAGCGGTCGCTGGTCGGTCTGGACGTCCAATAGCTGGCGCCGCGTTTTTGCCGACCAGCGCGGCAAACATGTCTCAGTTGTCGAACCCACAACACAGGGCGACGGCCATGCAGATTTACTCTTCGGTGCCGGCGTCGCGACATACCTCGAATCTTTCCCTGCGGAAGTGGCGCTCGAGCTGCTTGACGAGCTGGTGGCTGCGCGAGCCGCCAATGCAGATCTGTTCGGCCTGCTAGAGCGAGCTCATCGCGCCATAGATCTGCTGTTGGCGCAAATGATCATGGCTGCGCCCGACTTCCGGGTAACGCAAAGTGTCGTTTGGCTGGACGTAGTCGCTGTCGCGGAAGCGCTTGGGAGAAAACCGTCGTGACTGTCTACGTGGACGACATGCGCGCTCAATACGGTCGAATGGTGATGTGCCACATGTTGGCCGACACCGATGCCGAGCTGCACGCGATGGCCTCACGAATTGGCGTGGCGATGCGCTGGTGGCAAAGCCCCGCAAAGACAAGCGGCAGTCACTACGACATTGCGCTGAGCAAGCGCGCACTCGCCGTAGCCGTTGGCGCAATCGAAATCACATGGCGCCAGGCTGGCGCCATGAGCCACAGACGCCGCGTCACGAGCGAGCTCGGATCGCCAGACGACGCCGAACAGTGGCTGAAGGATCTCATGGCAGCACGCCGCACAGCCAAGGAGCCATCGTGAGCCATTCCATTGCAATGCTCGAGGTCTCAGCCAGGACGTACGCGGAGATCGCCGAGAAACTGCGCGCCGCCGGCTACGGCCATGTGTTCGGATCGAACGGTGTCATCGACATGACCGGCATCGGGATAGAGACCGCGCCGCCGCCGGCAGGTCCGGTCTGCACCTGCCTCACCAACCAGCTTGGCCCCCACTATTGCGAGGTACATGCAGCATGAAACGGCCGAACCCACAAAAGATGGTGGACTCGTTCAACGCTCGGGTAAAAGTCGGCGATCGCGTCGAGTACTCCGAGGTAGTCGGTATGAGTAAGCCTACTGTGTATGTCACGCGCACGCCTGCGGAAGTACTCAGCGGCCACACTGCGGTTGTGTGGCTGGACGGCAAGAGCGGCTGCGTCGCCGTCTCTCATTGCGTTCCGATTTCGAAGGACGCGTGATGGTTGCAGACAGCAAAATCGAATGGACCGACCACACATTTAATCCCTGGATCGGGTGCACGCGCGTCTCTCCTGGATGCGATCACTGCTACGCGGCTGTCAGCACGCCGGCGCGCGTTAAGGGCATCACGTGGGGTGTCGGCGAAGCGCGCCGGCGGACCGCTGACAGCACTTGGAAACAGCCGAAAGCGTGGAATGCACGACACGACGCCTTCTTCGCAACGCACGGACGGCGTCAGCGTGTTTTCTGCGCGAGCCTTGCCGATGTGTTCGATAACGAGGTCGACAACAACCTCCGCAACGAGCTGCTCGGTCTGATCTATGCCACCCCGAACCTGGACTGGCTGCTTTTGACAAAGCGCATCGGCAACGTGCCTTGGCTAATGGAGGAATGCACCGAGCCGGGTAAGCAATGGGCGCTGCCGCCGAACGTCTGGCTTGGCGCGACGATCGTCAATCAAGATGAAGCGGACCGAGACATTCCAAAGCTGCTCGCGATACCTGCGCGCGTGCGCTTTCTTTCGATGGAGCCGCTGCTCGGGCCAGTGGACCTCACTTCGATCCCATGGGGCGGTGTTCGGACCGACATGCTGCAGGGATGGAACAGCCCGAAACACGGTGTGCATTGGGTGATCGTCGGCGGAGAATCCGGCGCTGATGCGCGGCCGATGCATCCGGACTGGGTGAGGTCCCTGCGCGCCCAGTGCGCGGCCGCCAGCGTGCCGTTCCTGTTCAAGCAATGGGGCGAGTGGACTGACGAAGACTGGGGCGAACGCGCCGGCTTGCGTGACACGGCAGGCGTATTGCCATCCGGTGACTTTGCGCTTATGTCCCAAGGCTACTCGCCGCCGTTCGACGATAGCGATCGACTGGAGGCGGCCGGCAACGTGCGTCTCGATGGACGGATGCTCATGGACCGCGTCGGTAAGCGCGCCGCCGGCCGCAAGCTCGATGGCGTGACCCATGACGGTTTCCCGGAGACCGCGCGATGATCGACGCAATCCGCGAATGCCCTGAAGGCGATGTGATCCACGTCCACGTTATGTCGTTTCCGCTGCAAATCGAGTGCGCTATGTGCGATGCAATCGGAGACTGGGTCTATGCCGTTCCCTACTATTGCGGTCCCGTTGCCGAGGGCATGAGCGAAGGCGGCTACCGCTGCGTTTGCAAGCCTTGTCACGATCGATGGGCGCGGTGGAACGATTCATTGATGTACTACGGAGCATGACGTGATGAGCCTATCGATCATCAAACCGCGGCGCCCCTCAGGGTCGGAGTGGATCCAAGGTCCGGCGCCAGACCCTAGCGTAACGCTCGGATTTGAGGGTGAGACCTGGTATCACCAGCCTTCAGCGCTTTACGTGATCAGCGCGGTCGAGGTTGCGGCCGCCGAAGGTGGCATTGACAAAGGCCCGGAATACCACATCAGCATCAGTAAGCAGTCGAAGCACGGACCTGGTCGATGCACGACCGCTGAAGCCGTTTGGGTATGCGGTCAGTTCGAGCTGCTCGAGGCCGAGGAAGACAACCATGTGCCAAACGGCGTGGTACGCAACTTCTGGAGGCCGGTCGCGGATCGCCTGGTCGGGATCGAGTGCGCATGTAAAGGCGACGAGCCGGCGATCGTCGAGGACAAGGGCGACTTCATCTGGCGCGGGGTGACGCGATGATCGCTCTGTCCATTCGTCAACCTTGGGCGTGGCTCATTGTCAACGGCCACAAAGACATCGAGAACCGGGATTGGTCTACGAGGTTTCGCGGCCGCGTACTGATCCACGCCGGTCTCACGTATCCGAAGCGAGATTACAAGGAACACGCCGAAGAATTTCCGGCGCTGTACGGGGGAAGATACCCGGAGCGTGACTCGATGATCGGCGGGATAGTTGGCGTAGCTACCATCACCGGCTGCGTGGATCGCAGCGATTCGAAGTCGTTCATGGGTCCATACGGCTTTACGTTGAACGATGCAAAGCCGCTGCCTTTCGTTCCGTGCAAAGGAAGACTCGGGTTCTTCAACGTGCCACGGGACGTCGCCGACCTGCTCCGCCACGCTCAGGAAATCGGAGAGATCAAATGACGACGAAATCCTTAGGCGACGCGCTGCCCGATGAAATTGCGCGGGTTACCGAGATCCTTGGCCACTACCAACAGATCGGCCCCGCCGGCGCGTTCGGCGTAATGATGATCAAGGCCTCGCTCGATCGTGCAACGCGCGCGCTAGCGGGCGGCGATATCGGTGCGATGCTCGTGGCCGTGAATGACTTGAAGGAATACAGCGAATGACCCAGTTCGATATGTTCGGATTGGAGCTCATGCCGGGAGCGCCCCTGAGCCCGGCGCCAGCTGTTGAAATTGAATGCGCACCGATCATGCTCCGTGTCGTGCCTGAGCTCGACGCGTGGACGCGAGAGACGCAGCGAATCCATCTTATTGCGCACGCGCGGGATCTCACTCGGCTCCGCGCCGCAGGCGACACGCATCGCGTTCACTGCATCTTGATGAACGCGCCGTATGTGCTGCTGAAACTGAATGGCGTGGGAGGTCAATGGTGAGCCAGTTCGATATGTTTGCCGACGAACTCGAGCAACTGACCGCTGCAGAGGCTTTACCAGATATTCCGGTTCATGACGAGCCTGCGGTTGAAAAAGTCGAATATGCACCGGTCGAACCGTACGAACCGCGTCCGGAGACGCCAGCGGCGCTGGCGGCTTGGACTCAGCGTACGCAGCGCGTGAACCTGGTGTATCTCATCGGCGCCGTTCATCGTGCGCCGGCGTGCAGCGATTTCTTCTTCGGAATGGCGCGCGACACGCTTTTCAAACTTGATGGCCTCGGGGGTACTTGGTGACCGAGCACATCGACGCATTCCTGCTTACTTCGAAACGCTATCTGGAGGTGCAAGGTGAGTGACTACCTTTCCGCTGCCGAGCTTGCCGACCTGGTCGGTTGCAAACCGAACCAACGCGCCGCCATGACGCACTGGCTCAGCGATAACAACTGGCGCTACGTCATCGACAAAAACGGGCTGCCCAAGGTAGCGCGCGCCTATCGCGATCGCAAACTCGGCCTGACCACTGATAAGAAAACAGAAAAATACGATGCCTCGCCGAACCTCGAAGCCTTCGCCTGAACCACGCAGCAACTTGAATGAGTCGACCGGCATCGATCGACTTTACAAGCGCTATGGCGTTCGCAAGGTGTCGTTTTGGTACAAGTACCCCGATGGGCGTAGCGAGACACTTACCACGGCGCCGCGTGGCGACCGAGCAGCAACGTTAGCGGCCGAGCGTGCCGCCAAGCGAAAGGCCGTCGATATCCAGGCTGGCCAGATCATTGTCGGATCCGTCGCGGACATGATCGATCGCTTTAAAACGGATATCGACGCGGAGCATTTCCGCGACCAGTCGAAAGACGGAAAAGCTGTGCGCAACGGCGCGTACGAGCGGCTGACGAAGTTTTTCGGACGCATGGCTCCGATGAAGCTCGAGACATTCCACGGGTACCAGTACCTCGACCAGCGTGCGAAGGCCGGCGCGCCGATCGGTGCGAACAAGGACATGGCCCTGATGTCCACGATCTGCGGCTATGCCGTCCGCTGGGGCGTCGTGAAGACGAATCCGTTTGTCCGGATGATGCAAAACACGGCCGACAAGGACGTCCGCGCCATCGATCGCGGGCAGATCGTCCGGTTTTATCTGTGGGCACTCCGGCGGGACCAGGTGTTTCGCACGCTTGGCCTGGCAGCCATGTTCTGTTATTTGACCGGGTTCCGCGCCGCCGAGGTGCGGCCCTTTCATATGTCAGGAATTACGGCCGCCGGCGTCAAGGTGGCCAGCGCGAAACGAAAGAAAGGCGAACACGAGGTGATGAAGCTGCGTCACTGGTCACTGCGGTTGCGGGTGGTCGTCGAGCGCGCGAAGCGCGACCGAAAGACGGAAAGCCTTTTTCTGTTCCCCAATCTGCGCGGGCAACCGTATTCAAAGAGTGGGTGGGGATCGATCTGGCAAGACGCGATGTACAGCTTCATCGGGGAATTTGACGAGGCGATCGCGCAGGAGTTTGAACTGAAGAAGATGAGAGAGGCGGCGCAGCGGAAGGGAAAACCGCTGGCGGGTGAGCTCGTGCTCAGGCTTGTGGATCATCCGGCATATTTCTCGATGCTGGATATCCGGCCGGCTGCGATCACAACAAAACTGCAAAACCGCGATGAAGATGCGTACGATTTTGCGGCTCACGCGAATCCTGCGACGACACACAAACACTACGATCGTCGGAAGGTGAAGTCCGCAAGCGCGACGGAGTAGATTCCGAAAATGCAAAAACCGTTCCGAATTTCATATCGCGGAACGGTTTGCAAGTTACAACGTGCTGATTTTCTTGAATCTTTTGGGGTGGCTGATGGGGCTCGAACCCACGACAACAGGAATCACAATCCTGGACTCTACCAACTGAGCTACAGCCACCACTGACTTACTTCTTCTCTGGCGCACCAAAAACCGGCTTGCTGAATCGAGAAACGAGATTATACGAACAAAGATTCGGTTTGCCTAGTCCCTTATTCGATCAATTCGGCCGATTCCCGTAGATGCGTGCGCGCTTCATCGAAGATGGCCAGATCGCCGGTTGCAAGCCTGCGGCTGTCCGACAACACACGCCGCCAGCCACGCGCGCCCGGCATGCCGCGATACAACCCGAGAGCGTGCCGTGTAATACCGCCGAGATAGGTCCCGCGCGCCACTTCTTCACGCGCGTATTCGATCAATCCGGCCTCGATTTCTTCGCGCGAAGGAATCGCTGTCGACGCTCCATAGAACCGTGAATCGACGCCTGCCAGCACGTACGGATTGTGATACGCCTCGCGGCCGAGCATCACGCCATCGACGTGTTTGAGGTGTTCCTCCACTTCGTCGAGCGTCTTGATACCGCCATTGATCGAGATCTCAAGATGCGGAAAATCACGCTTCAATTGATACGCGTATTCATACTTCAGCGGCGGGATCTCGCGATTTTCCTTCGGGCTCAAGCCCTTCAAGATCGCGTTGCGTGCATGGACGATAAACACCTCGCAACCCGCATTCGCGACCGTGCCGACGAAGTCACGCACGAACCCATAGTCTTCGACGGCATCCACGCCAATCCGATGCTTGACCGTGACAGGAATTGACACGGCATCGCGCATAGCCTTCACACAATCGGCAACGAGTTGCGGCTCGTTCATCAGGCACGCGCCAAACGCGCCGCGCTGGACGCGCTCGGACGGACAACCGCAATTCAGGTTGATCTCGTCATAGCCCCATTGTTCGCCGAGCTTCGCGCTGTGGGCGAGGTCGGCCGGCTCGCTGCCGCCGAGCTGCAACGCGACGGGTGCTTCGCCAGGCGTGAAGGCAAGGTGGCGCGCAACGTCGCCGTGCAGCAAGGCGCCGGTCGTGACCATCTCTGTATAAAGCCAGGTGTCGCGCGAGATCATGCGATGGAGGGAACGACAATGCCTGTCGGTCCAGTCCATCAT